AGTTTAAATGGGAAAAGATTTCTAACTTAACAGAAGCTTTTAAGAATCTAGTACTATCAGATGTAGAAAGAGCGTTAGTTAATTGGAACGAAATTATGACAATGAGAGATACTTCGCTTAAAGATCTTTATAGAACAGCTATAGAACAAGGAGATACTGACGAGTTAGTTAAACTAGATAAAATGCTAAGTAATACTCCTAAAATGTTTGAAGACTATAAAAAGATCAAACGAGATTACGAAGAAGAAAAGACAACTAAGAAAGGAAAAACTATATCATCACTATCTGACTCAGGGGAACTATGATAGTAAACAATTCTAATTTTAGATTAAGTTCTATTCCTAACTTCCATCCAGAGTTAGAATACTATGAGCGCGTTTCTTTTTGGAAAGATGAAAAACGTAAATGCATAGAAGGCTACTGGTCATCTGGTAAGTGGATGCCAGGACCGTTATATTATTACATTAACTTTCACAACATACAATTCGAGGACGACTCTTCTGTAGCACAGGCTTTTGGTTTGCCATTTCTACGCGACATAGATTGGGAGTTGTTTTTATTATATGAAGAATGTAGAGGCTTCTCAGGATTCTCCGATGATAAAAAATCTACATGTGATAGGCGTTACGGGCCCGAAAGAGAATTAAGTATTAAACTTAAAAGAATAACAGAAGCTGAAGCAGAATCTATGGAATACATTCCTGCTAGAGAATATCTAAGAAAAAACCACGGTAAATCTTTAGGAAAGCCGTTATACAAAAATGCAGCAAAGCACTTTATGTCTATCCAAGCCAGGGGTTCTGGAAAGAGTTACTCTACATCTGCTATAGTTGCCCATAACTTTTTATTTGACGGAGCCACTGATTATGATGATTATTTAGATAGAAGAAAGCTTAAACAGTATATATCATCTGAAAGTATAATAGGCGCAATTGATACTAAGTATACTATACCCCTAATTGACAAAGTCAAAATAGCCTTTGAATTATTGCCAGGATCTTTTCATATGGGAGATGAGGAATATCCTGCGCCTTTAGCAGTAGGCTTCACAGGATCATTACAACCTAATAAACTTATTACAAGTAATCTTTCTAAAAGTAAACTATACCATAGAACCTTTAAAGACAACCCACTAGCAGCCAACGGAACCAGAGCAAACTTAGTAGCACTAGATGAAGTAGGTTTCATGTATAACATTAAAGAATCTTGGGGAGCCATTGAAGCTATTCAGGCATCAAAAGCTAAAAAGAATCTTGTTATATGGGCACTAGGAACGGGAGGTCTTGTATCAGGACGAGCAGCATTGTATGCAGAAAGTATATTTAGAAATCCTAGTGATTATAACTGCATAGACTTTGAAGATATATTTGAGCATAGAGGTAAGATAGGATACTTTGTGCCGTATTCTAAAACAATGAATGAGTTTAAGGATAAACCTAACTTTGATACTAATGAAGATTTAGCTAGATTATTTATAGAAAATAAACGCCAGGTAGCCAAGAAATCCCCTGATCCTACAGTATACCAAACAGAAATTATCAACGGTCCTATGGTTCCGTCAGAAGCTTTCTTAGTTTTAGAGGGCGCATTCTTTCCAACGCTACAACTTAAAGAACAGCTAGCTGAAGTAGAAGGAGGTAAGTATAAAAAATACACAGAAGCAAGTTTTAAAGGGCACATAAGTTTTAATGATAAAAACGAACCAGAGTTCTACACAGAACAAGATGTATTGCCTATAAGAAAGTTCCCGCTTAATCGTAATGATGATAAACGAGGCTGCATAGAAGTATGGGTAAAGCCTCAAAAGAATTCTGAAGGAGTTATACCTAGAGGAACTTATATAGCAGGCATTGACGTTGTAGATAAAGATAAAGCTACTACTGATTCTTTACCATGTATAATGGTTATGAACAGATTTACACGACAAATAGTCGCTGAATATACAGGGCGTACAGGAGAAGCAAAAGATTTTTATGAAGTTTGTCGTAAGCTTTTATTATATTATAATGCAGTAGGTATGTATGAAAAGAACCTTATAGGCCTCTATAATCATTTTGATCAAAATAAATGTACGTATTTACTTGCAGAAACACCTTATCAATTAAGATCAGTAGATACATATAAAGCAGGAACTAATACGTCTAAAGGTATTAATGCATCAGGATCAGTAAATGCAGAGGGAAGAAATATGGTTAAATCCTGGTTGCAAGAAAGAATAAGTGTAACTTCAGAGACTAGAGTATATGAAACTATTTATTCTTCAGCATTAATTACTGAATTAGTTATGTGGAACCCACAAGGAAACTTTGATAGAGTTTCTGCGTTAATAATGCTAATGTGGTTAGACTCTACTATGTTTAAAGAAGTAACACAACGTGTAGAAGAAGTAAAGACTTTTTTAGATAACGATTACTTTGCTAATATGGGAGTTTTAAAAAAGAAACCTATAGGAACTATAGATTCAAATTTTTATTCATAGATTTGTATTTTAAATAAATTATTACTATGGCTCAGAGTTCACCAGTAAAAATGCAGGGCTATATAAGCTTCCCTCGCCAAAAATTACCTGATAGCAAAAAGGATGATAATTGGTTCATGAAGAATATAGACTTTGCAGAACATTTATTAACATCCGACGTAAACCTACGCTCTAATTTTAAAAATAAAAAATCTAATTATAATCTTAGAGCTAATATCATTAACGTCAAAGACTTTGAAAAGTTTATAAATCCTGATAATCTAGATTTAGAATCTCTTCCTGCAAGCTTCCAGCACATAGGAATAGAAAACTCTAAGATTAATTTACTACTAGGTGAATACGCTCAACGTAAAAAAGAGTTTAAAGTTTATATATCTGCTAATGATCAAGACGGTATTTCCCGCAAGGAACAACTGTTAATGGAACAGATAAAACAAGAACTTACAAATATAATTAAGACTAAGTCTATTTCTGAAGAAGAAATTGCTAAACGTCTTGATCAACTTCAGAAATTTCAAACATATGAATTTCAAGATGTAGCAGAAATTACAGCTAATAAAATTCTCAAGAAAGAATGGAAAGAGAATGATTTTGACTTTATATTCTTGCGCACCTTTGAAGACCTACTAGTTGGAGGCGAGGAAATAATGTACTGCGGTGTATTAGGCGGCAATCCAGTAATGAGACGTGTTAATCCTATGAATTTATATACTCTTGGGGGTAACTCTATGTATATAGAAGATGCAGATATCATTGTTGAATATGGCTATAAAACTGTAGGCCAGGTAATAGATGATTATTGGGAAGAACTATCAGAAGACGATATAGATTTCTTAGAGCGCGGTAAAACTGACGCTTCTATGGGAGGCGGAGGTATAGGCCTTAACCGTGATGTATCAGTATATGACTATTACGGTGAGCAAGGAGCTCTAAGCATATTTCATCCTAATGAGATGGGAACAAGAACATTTGCTGGTGCATTTGATACCTATGGTAATGTAAGAGTTTTGAAAGTATGTTGGAGATCTAGAAGAAAGATAGGTGAACTTACTTATTTTGATGAAGACGGTGTAGAACAAAAAGACTGGGTCCCTGAAGATTATAAACCACAAAAAGAATTAGGAGAAACTGTTAGATGGATATGGGTAAATGAGTGGATGGAAGGTACAAAAATAGCTGACCATATCTACACAGTAATGCGTCCTGTACCATATGCAAGTAAATCTTTAGTAAATAAATCTAAAGGAACTCCGCCATATGTAGGATCTGTTAATTCTACTAATGATTACAAAGTACAATCTCTAATGGATATAATGAAGCCATTAGCTTATTCTTATGACATTGCTTATTACAAACGAGAACTTGCTATTGCTACTTACAAAGGATCTTTTACCGCTTTAAACTCTTCTTTAGTTCCAGCAGGATGGGATCCAAAAGAATGGATGCGATATGTTACTATAAATAAATTTGCTTGGTTAGACCCTACTAATGAAATACTTAAAGGACCTTCTCAAGGCAAATCAGCTGGAGCATTTAATACTCTTACTGCTCAACAAATCCAAATTGGTGATGTTAATGAAGTAGGTATGTATACTAATCTATTATTAGATATAGAAAATACTCTAGGTAAATTAGCAGGTGTATCAGGTGCACGCGAAGGAGAAATTTCTAACCGTCAAACTAACGGTAGTGTAGAAACACAAATAACACAAACTTCTAATATTACTGAGAAGTGGTTTGCTATTGATGCTAACTTCCGTAAAAGAGTTTTAACTAAATTTTTAGAGTGTTGCAAATACGCTTATAAACGCAATCCTAAAAAAGGACAATATTTACTTGATGATCTTGGACAACAAATAGTTGCTAAGTTTGATGAGTTTGTAGCCTCTGAATATGACATACATGTATCCAACTCCACTAATGATACTATGTTGTTTAATGATTTAAGAGCCCTTTCACAAGCAGCTATACAAAATGGACAAGCTACTATTGGAGATCTTATTGCTATTACACAATCTGAATCTGTACAAGAAGTTGCTAGAAGACTTGAAGACTCTGCTAGAAAAATACGTGAAGAGAATCAAGCAATGCAAGAAAAACAACTTCAGGCTCAACAGCAACAACAACAAATGTTGATGCAGCAAGAGCAAGCTAAACAAATGTTTGAGATGAAGAAACATGAAGATAAGATAGCAGTTGATAGAGAAAAAATACAAGCAGATTTACAGATAGCAGGATTAAACAATTCAGTACAAGCAGATAGAGTATTATTAGATGCAAATAAAGTAATGATTGATAATGACACTGTAAATAGAGCTAATCTAGAAAAAGCTAGAATAGATTCTGATAAAAATGGTATTGATGACTTCTTAGACTTACGACGCACAGATGTAGATGAAAACTACAAAAGAGAGCAAGTAAGAATAGCTGATGCTAAACTTGTAGAAACAGTTAGATCAAATAAAGCTAAGGAAGAATTAATGCAAAAAAGTATTAATAATAAAGCAGAAGGAGATAAATCTAAGAAATAAAGCTATAGTACTATAGTAAAACAATAAAGATTTTAAAAGCTAATTATTAAAATAATTTTAATATTGTAACCAAATAAAGACAGCATATATGAGTGATAACAACGAAGAGTTATTTGAAGGACTTCAAATAATGTCGCCAGAAGAACTGAATTCTGCAGTAAAAGCTGAAGATGTAGGTTCGGAAGATATAAGCAATTCAGTAGGAGAATCTGAAGAGTTTATATTAAAACCTGTAGCAGCAGAAACTGGAGATGATGCAACTACAAGGGAAAGTAAGGAAACTTACGTACAAGAAAAAACTTCTGCTTCTAACGAGAACAGGGGTGAAACTGTTTATAAGGCTTTATTAAAAGAACTAGTTAAAGAAGGAGTAATTACTGCAGAAGAAGCAGAACTAGAACAATTACCTGGAAACTTTGACACTATAAAAAGTTTAGTTAATAAAACTGTAGAAACAAGTTTTAAAAATAAAGAAGAAAATTGGAAGCGTAATCTTTCTCCTGAGAAAAAAAGATTCTTAGAAATAGAAGATGCTTTTGATGAAACGGACCATGCAATCTTAATGGCCCAACGATTAGAGTTCTTTGAAAATATCAGTGTAGATGCTATTAAGACAGATACAAACCTTCAAAAGCAAATTTACTTTGAGCAGTTAAAAGCTAAAAACTTTTCTGATCAAGAAGCAGTAGAAGCAATAGAAGATGCAGTTGCAATTAATAAATTAGAGGACAAAGCTTTAAAAGCAGTTCCTGAATTAAAAGCAATGTCTGAAGCAATCGTAGAACAATCTAGATATCAAAAAGAACAACAAACAAAAGCTGCTATAGAGCAACAAACAAAAGCTTTTGAGAGTTTGCTAGCTAATATAGATACTAGAGATCATTTTATAGACGGTTTAAATCTTAATAAGATCACAAAAGATAAATTAAAAAATAACATTACAAGTCCAATATACAAAGATCCTAAAACAGGAAAAGAGTATAATTCTTTAATGTACAAACAAGCTAGAAATCCTGTAGAGTTTGAAATGTTAATAAACTACTATGACACTTTAGGATTATTTAATTTAGATAAAGAAGGCAAATTTAAACCAGATATTTCTAAATTAAAAAACGTAGCAAAAACAGCAGCAATAAATGAGCTCGACAAAATTATTGCAGCAGAAGAACAAAGAGGAGTTGGCAGAAACACATCTGTTGAGACTTCTCAAAGAACCGAGGGAATTTTAAGTATGCTAGAAAAAGCAACTAAAAGATAAATAATATATTCGTCTAACAATTAAAATAAAAACAACAAATGGCTCAATTACTTCCATTACAAAGGTATGAAGCTAAAGACTACAATGGTTTGGTTACTGATAACCACTTCCATTCTTTGTACCAGCAAAAGCCTCAGTTGATTAGCAACGTGATTAAACAAATCTACAAGACTAATCTTCAAGGTAAGCTGCGTGAATTCGTAGATCGTTTTCCTGTTAAAGAAGTTGAACAAGAAAATGGATTCTACAACTGGTTATTGCAAGGTCAACATGACAAAAACTTGCCACTAGTAGACGCAGAAACAATCAACGGTCTTACTATTTCTGCAGGTACTTTTCCTGCAAACATAGGAGCAAACGGTGAAAGATTTTACTTAATCTTTGACGAACCTCTATTTGAAGAAACTAATGTTCTTCGTGGTGAGGTTGATGACTATCATTTATTGGTTAAAAAAGCAATGGATGCTGGTTCTCGTTACAAAGTAGAAGTAGAACTTGTAACTGACAATCCTAATAAAACAGTTCCTTCAGAAGAACTTGCTATTGGTACTCGTTGGTCTAAATTTTACTCTTTGTCTCCTTCAACACTTTCTTATCAAGGTGCGAAGCCGTATTTCACTTCTCCTTGGAGAATGGAAAACCGTCCTTCTACTTTGAGAATGGAGTATGAAGTAGCAGGCAACACAATCAACAAAGGTAAAAACGAACCATTAGAGTTTGGTTTTGCTTACAAAGGACAAACAGAATCTATTTGGATTAACTATCAAGATTTGGTAGCACACCACCAATGTGAAGAAATGTTTGCTCGTATGTTGATGTACGGTAAGAAAAACTGGACTTCTGATCACAAGTACTTAAACAAAGATGACAAGACTAAATATGCTGTTGAGTCAGGTGCTGGATTCTTTGATCAAATCGCTCCATCAAACGTACACTACTACAACTCTTATGATTTAGATTGGCATCTTGAGTTATTACTTGACATGGGTGTTGGTAAGATTGAAAGAGGTAAGCGTGTTATTCACTTGTTAACTGGGGAATTTGGTGCTATCGAAATCTCTAAGCAAATCCAAGCTAAAACAGGTACAGGTAAATTTACTGTAATCTCTGACAAATTCTTGTTTAAAGATACAGATCCAGGAAACCTTGGTGGTAAAAACACTAAAGGAGCTATGGAGCCACAGTGGAATGTTTATGAGTGGTACAACGGTGTTGTTATCATGGTTGAAATCCTAGATTTCTTTGATGATGATGTATACTTCCCACAAAGACATCCTGATGGAAAAGGTATCGTAGAATCTCACAGAATTCTTGCTCTTGATTATGGTGATACTGCTGGTATCTACCGAGTTAAGCCTAAAGGAGTTCCTGATTACAACTGGGCATACATCCCTGGTATGAGAGATCCTTTCTCTCCTGCAGGTAAAGGTTCGCCTAAGATGGTTGCTTCTCGTGTTGATGGTTATGAAGTTCATTTCCAAAAATGGGGAGGTATGATGATCGAAGATCCTACTAAAGTAGTTGATTTACGTTTGAACGTATCTCGATAATAGAAAAATAAAATGATCCCCTAGGAGGTGAAAGCCCTGGGGGACATTTTAAATAAAGAGAATTAATAATAGACAGCAAATAAAATGGAGACAGCAACAAAAGAAAAAGTGGTTTACGGATCATTTTTACAAGACAGAATAGTGTCTGTAAAACCCGTAGAATCATCAGGGAAATGGAGTAACTTATTAGTACAAGGACAAGAAAGGATGAAAGATCCATTTTTGTTAAACAAAGCTAAACGAAGCTACCAAGTACCACTTAACAGTGAAGTTAGTGGAGGAGGAGTAAAAGTAATTTTGGATGATCAAAAGAGAGTTAAGATCCAAAAATACTTAGAAAGTTATCCAAACGGGATGACACAAAAAGAGTTCTTTGAAAAAGAATTAGGAGTAAATTTAAACCCTACTCTTAAACAGGAAGATAACTTCTGGAGAATTGATAGAAGAGGCAGAGTAGTATTGACTAAAGAAGGAACTACTTTAAATCTTAACAATGCATTAGATATGTTAAAGTATTTAATCTTGTTATCTAACAAAATGCTTATTTCTCCTTCTTATGAAGAGAGAACTTTAAAAGCAACTTATGAGTTTATGATAGTAGATGAAAGCAAAGTAACTACTATGCAACTTGAAGAAGCAGATATTAAAGCTAAAGCATTTATCAAATTTGCAGAAGTTACAAACAGCAAAAAAGCTACTATTGGATTTATCAAATCACTTGGTAGAACAATTCCTGCTACAGCTACAGAAGATTGGCTAAAACGAGAAGTATTAAATATTGTAGATAGCAATCCTAAATATTTCTTAGAAATAGTTAATCATCCTCAATATGATGAAAGAATATTTGTTCAGGAAGCAATTGAGGCGGGAGCAATTATCCGCAAAGGAGAAAAAAGATACACTCTTGACAATGGTGCAGAGTTAGGTGATTTAACAGATACAATAAATTACTTACTTAATCCAGACAATCAAGAAGTAAAATTAAGAATTAAAGCAAAAGTTGACTTAGCAAAAAGATAATAGACTATGACTGCAAATGAAATGGCAAACGAATTAGAATTAGAACTTGATAGAAGCTCTAGTTATGGTTCACCAGGATACGAAGATTTTGAATTATCTTCTGTACTGACTAAAGCTGTGAATTTTTATGTCAAAAAGTTTTATGATGAAGTTAACAACCGTAAAGGCAAAGGCTTTGAAGAAATAGAAATTAGGAACCAAGGATTAGCGGCATTAGTTAAAGATGCCGCGTCCTTAACTCCCTCTGCTTCTCAAGTCGGAGTAATAGTAAATAACAATGTAACTGGAAAGTTCTTTGATTTACCGAGTGATCACATGTATACTATCTATGAAGAATGTGTAATAGATAAAACAGAATGTGGTACAGAAAATACACCAATTATTGCATATGTCGTGCCTACAGCGCACAATGAAATGCAAAGATTTAATTGGAGTAAATATAAAAGACCATTTTATAAATCTTATGGCGATGCTAGAGTTTGGCGTTCAGAATTTTCCAGACTAGTAGATGGTGTGGACCCTGCCCCTCCTGCAACAGCAAAGCGTCATGAGTTATTTACAGATGGTACTTTTAATATTGTTACTTATCATATGAGATACTTAAAAAATCCATCTGATATAGTAGTTGATAGAACTACTCCTGCCAATCAACAAAACTGCGAATTAGATATTTCTACTCACAGAGTAATTATAGGAATAGCAGCAGACTTGATGATGGAAAGAGTTAAAGAACAAAAAATGCAAATAGTAGAAGGTCTTAAAGACTTAGAATAAAAATAGATTATTAATTATAAAAACAAAAACAAATGTTAAGAAAAGCAAACAACGTATTTAGCGTTATTCTTGGAGATGTTACTGTTACTACTGCTGCAGTAAACGCAGCTGTTCCTGTAGGAACTGTAGTAAGTAACTTAAACTTACCAAATAATGCAGTCGTAATTACAGATGCAGGTCTTCGCAGATTAGATGCAGCAGCTTATACTGCTCTTGCTACTGGAGATCAATTTTTCGTAATTCAAGGAAGAGGAGCAACTCAACCATTGATGAAATCTCCTATCCTTACTAAAGGAAAGATTAAGTTTTCTATTGCACCGCATAAAAGAGCTCAACAACAATCTACTGCAGTTGGTTACAACGGAACAACAGGAGCTTTACCTGTAGCTAACAACACTAACTTTTTTATCAAAATTCGTAAAAGAGATAATGATGCAGCTAACCGTTCTCAACCTTTCAGTTTATTTGCAGGACCTGTTCGCACAGACGCTACAGGTACTCAAGCAGAGTTAGCTTCTTTGTTAGTTAGCAATGGTTGGTTAAACTTTAAAGATGAGCCAGCTAGATATTACTTACGTTTTGAAGCTCTTTGTGATAACGTAGGAGCTCCTACAACTGCTGCAACAGGTACTTTAGCTGCTACAAACGGATCTTTGTTTGTATCTGCAACTGTATCAGGAGCTGCTGAATTCTCTGTAGGTGATTATGTACGTTTTGGTACTGCTACAACAGATCCAGTTTATAAAGTAGTTGCTACTGCTGTTGGAGGTATTACTTTAGATTCTCCTTATGTAGGAACTACAGGTACTTTTGCTGCAGGTGCTGCTGAATTTATTACAGCTGCTTTAGCTGCTGTTGCTAATTTTGGTGTAAGAATGACTGGTGATGTAAATCCATTTGATGTAAATCAGTGGAGAGATTACTATGCAAATAGATTCACTGTTTCTTTCTCTGACTCTACTACATTGCTTACGCATTTGCAAGGAGCATTTAACGGAAACGGAGTATGGCAACAAGTTGCAATGGATGAATATCTTTCTTACGGTTATGAAGGAGAAAACAACCAATTGGCTGTTCCTTCTATCCCAAGAGACCAAACAGTTAAAATCCCAGGTATTGGCGGTAACACTGTTAATACTTCTAAATATTCAGCTTTGAATATTGCATGGGAAGAAAGTATTTCTGGACTTGTATCTATGGATGGAGGTAAAGGTAATGTACTTGTGTACTTTAACCTTGATAACTCTGCTCCAGGTGCAGGAGTTGTTACAGGGACTTCTATAGAAGCTAATACAATTCTTACTTTAGGATTGACTGTAGCAAACTTTAATGAAGTGTAATTCTCCAACCCCTAGTAGCCTGCCACAATTTGCTGTCTAAAAAAGTGGCGGGCTACTATATTTTTATTTATCTTTGATAAACCTTTAAAATAAATGTCTTTAGTTCCTAAAATATCACTGTCTCTAGGTAATAAATGCAACTTAGTTAATCTTATAGAAGAGACAAATCCTTATGAATTTACAACAAATCCTGGAGGATGGGGGGGCCCTAACTTAGACGCTTCTAGTATATTAACTGCAGTAGTTAATATTTTTCCTTTTACATATACGCCTACAACTAATGCAGTATCAACAGGAAGTATTTCAGGAAACATATTTACAGATACTACACATTTAGCAGGAGTATTTGCAATAGGACAAACTTTAACAGGACCTGGAATTTTACCAGGAACTATAATTACAGCTTTAGGAACAGGTACAGGAACTAACAATGGAGGTACTTATATTGTAAACCTTTCTCAATCAGTAGGACCTATCACAATAACAGGTACTACTGTTTTAGCAAGTTATACCTTAAAGAATCCTAGTATTGATGTCTATACAGGACAAACAGGATATCCTGTATTAAATACATTTACTGCATTATCTGATCAACCTTGGAATGAATCAGATGGTATATATCAAATAATCTATACTATAGAAGATATAGGTTATACTAAATACACTAATGAAACTACACATCAATTATTTATATGTAATATATGTAATTGTAAAGACTCATTAGTTGTTAAACTAATAGATGCATGCGATGCTATCACTGTTAAAAAACTTAAAGAACAAGTAGATCAAATGGAAGTATTTATCTACGGAATTCAATCCGCATTTGCATGTGGAGATTTTGATACTGCAGATAATATAATTATCGCAGCAACTAAATATTGTCAAACAGTAGTCAACTGCGGCTGTGATTGCGGAGACTGTTAATATAATTTAAAATGTGTAACTGTAAAGATTGTAAAGGAATAACATTATTAAAAGGAACCGACGGAGTAGGTATTGTATCTATTACCGATAACGAGGATGGTACTTTTACTATTTTATTATCTAATGGAACTACTTTTATTTCTCCTAATTACACGGGACCTATAGGACCTCAAGGAGATCCAGGAGAAGATGGCCAAAGTATTGATCATGTAAGCTTTACTTCTACTACAAATCCAGGAGGAACTCCAGGTGCTGCAGGACAAACAGATACTTACACAGTATGGGGAGATGTTGCAGAAACTATTAATTTAGGAACCTTTGAAGTCTACAATGGCACTAATGGAGTTGACGGAGGAAGTTGTTGTCCTACTATTTCTATAAGAGATAATGAAGATGCACAAACTGCTCCAGTAGGAACATTAAATGCGTTAATTATAAATCAATATGACGCTAATCCATATTCTCAATTTAATTTACCTTCTACAGCTGCTTTAGGATCTTATGTAGAAATAGTAGACGAAAAATCTAGTTTTCCTACTAAAACAAGAGTTAGAGCTGCAGCAGGACAAACAATTTATTTTTCAGGATTTGGAAGTACTGCTTCAGGAGGTTATATAGAGAGTGACAATAGTACAAATGGTTCTATTAAATTAGTATGCACACAGGCTAACACAAAATGGGCAGTAGTTAATTATGCATATTTTGATAATGCAGGTTTAATGTTAGTACCTACTTTAGTGTAAATAATGGAATGTAACTGTACCATATCAATTAGTTACTCTATCTATATAGATCCAGATACTATAGAAGTACTAGAGTTTGAATTAACTCCGTTACCTTATTTATATAATAATCAATCTATATATCAATGGACAGACACTAATCTTAATAAAGATTTTTTATTAAGATTTAATGGAGTTAATTGGGTAATAGTCACAGTGCTTGGAGGTGTACTATGTAGTACACTAACATCACCATTAGCTCTTATATGTCCAATACAAGAAAGTCCAGATAATAATTGGGTAGATGCAGAAGAATCGCCTTTATTTCATGTAATAACATATGGATCATGTGAAGTAAATCCTGTTTGTGTAGCATGGAATACAGATCCTGCAGAAACTATCCCTGATCCCTGGGATCAATATACTTTTGTTTTTGATGAAACTCCTGCAAATTCTAGTTTTTATGTAGGACAAGGTATAACATATTTTAGCAGTATGTTACCATTAACTTATCCAGGTACAGAAGTTTATTATGTGTTTCTTATTTTTTACACTTCTGATGGAGTTAATTTTTACACTGAAGACGGCCCAGGAAGATATATTTATGGAATAGTATTAGAAGATTCTGATGGAGAGTATATTATACCACAAACTAGAACTTTAAATACAGGATATTTATGCGTAGAACCTGCATATAGTACTCCAGATGAAATTAACCAAGAATGCTTTGATATATTAGTTTGGAATAAACAATGCGAATTTGCTCAATGCGTTTTAAACTATAGTAAGCTTTTAAAATTTGGAATAGCTCCTTGTGACATGTTAGATAATCTAAAAAACAAACGAAGAGTATTAGAGATTTTAAATTGCTATGATACTAGAGATATAGAAAATGATACTACAGATTACAATGTATTATCATACAGTACAATAAAAAAACTATTAAATTATTAATTATGAACTACGAAATAAAGTCTGCTTTAACTGCATCTGTAAGAGAAATATATTATGATAAGAACCTAAATAGAATGGCGTTTAAAAACGATTTAGGTATTATTACTCCTTTAGATAATATTAGTGTACCTGGACCTCAAGGACCACAAGGTCCTACAGGAGCAACAGGTGCAACTGGAGCTACTGGTGCAACAGGTGCTACAGGGCCCGCGGGTGCGCAAGGTCCTGTAGGTCCTGCAGGATTAAATTGGCAAGGAGCGTGGTCAGCATCAGGAACTTATGTAGTAGACGATGCAGTAGGATATGGAGGTGCATCTTGGTTTTGTATAGCTAACGTAGGCCCTTCTGTAACTACACCTGATTTAGATCCTACTAATTGGGCATTATTAGCATCTCAAGGAGCAGTAGGTCCGCAAGGGCCTGCAGGAGTTAATGGCGCAGCAGGTGCAGCAGGAGCACAAGGACCTCAAGGTATTGCAGGACCTAATATAGTAGTAATTGATTCTACAGGTATTACTAGTGGTACAGCTACTAGAGTGTTATTTGAAAGCACTGCAAATCAAGTAAGTGAAGATGCAAGATTTTTATATAACTCAGCAATAAGCTCATTAAATAATACAGGTAAAGCAAATGTTTTAACAAATACTGCTTTTGGACATGAAGCTTTATCAAATACTTCTGCAACAGGAAATACTAATACTGCTATAGGATACTCAGCTCTTACTAATACTACTACAGGATTTTCAAATACTGCCGTAGGGTATAATACTTTAGCATCTAACACAATAAACACAGGAAACACTGCAATAGGTTATAGTGCATTAGCAAATAATAATGGAAATGACAATGTTGCACTAGGATATGAAGCATTACAAGGAAATGGCGCAGGAAGTAATAATGTTGCAATAGGGTACGGTACATTAATTGCCAATGATACAGGTTCTAATAATGTTGTATTAGGTTATAAAGCAGCACAAGATAATATTTCTGGAAATAATAATATAGTAATAGGAGACAATGCTTCTACAGGTGACCAAAATTATTGTTTAGTAATAGGTACTAATGCTATTCCACAATTTGATAATGAAGTAGTAATAGGATCTTCTACAGAACCTTTAGGAACTGTTAGCTCAGGAGCCCCTACTGCAACTGATAAATGGGAAATAAGAATTAATGGAATTAGATACTATATTCCTTTAGAAGCAATATAATAATGGACAAACAAGAAGCTATAAATATTTTAGAACAAGCTTTAAATGCTGCTAATCTAAAAGGCGTATATTCACTTGCTGATATACAAACTATATTGACAGCATTAGAAGTTATTAAAAACGACATAATTAAAAATTAAATATCATGCCACAATTACAAGCAGCCATAGTAGGCCATAATAATACAAGAGCAGCAGTAACAGGTCAAGAAGAATTACTTGTAAGAGTAAATTCTACTGGTACTTTTAGTCAAGATGTAAATATTAAAAATCCTCTAAGTCAATTAATTGCAACAGACTCTGTATCAGTAGTATTAACTTCTGACCAAGCTGATTTAGTAATTACTCCTGTTATTATTGTATCATCAGGAGATTCGTCTACATTAATTGGTAACAGCACTAGGTCTATTTCATTTGCAAGTAATGGAACAGCTAATGCACTAGTAACATTTGACGGAGGCGCTACAATAGTAGCGTTACCTGCAGGAACAACTGTTAATATGGACGCAGGAGGATTAGGTAATTTTTATCAAGGAAATAGTTTCGGATATGATACTGCTACTAATGCTGGAGCTTCTTTAATAATTACTTATAATATATAAGTAAAATGGGAACAATTATCTCTACACCTGGATTAAATAATTTTAATTTATTAAATAATCAACCTATGCTTGCTGATGCATTTGGTAGATTAAGAGTATCCACACCTTTAACTTTATTTGATTCTTCTCATAGATACAAAGACAATGGTTTATGGAATACGTATACTGCTAGTGGAGGTACTGCCGTATTTAGTCCTAATGAAGGTTTGATGAATCTAAATGTAGATACTACAGCTGGATCAGAAGTTCTTAGAGAAACTACTAAAGTGTTCTCCTACCAACCAGGTAAGTCATTACTAGTATTAAATACATTTGTAATGGCTCCTAGTCAAAAATTTTTAAGACAAAGAGTAGGTTACTTTGGTACAGATAATGGTATTTATTTAGAGCTTAATGATACTGATGGATTATGTTTTGTAGAAAGAAGTTTAGTAACTGGAGTTGCTACAGATACTCTTGTTCCTCAAAACTCTTGGAATGTAGATAGATTAGATGGCTCTGGACCTTCAGGAATTGTTTTAGACATAAGAAATGCTCAAATCATGTTTATGGATATTGAGTGGTTGGGAGAAGGAACTGTAAGAATAGGTTTTATTATAGACGGTAACTTTATACTTTGTCATAGATTTAATCATGCCAACTTAATTACATCAACATATATTACTACAGCATCTCTTCCGTTAAGATATGAGATAACTAACTTAGGTGTTACAGATAATCCAAGCACATTAAAACAAGTTTGTTCTAGTGTTATATCTGAAGGAGGATATGAACTTAGAGGAGCTCAATTGGCTATTGGTACAGATATCACAACACCCACAAGTTTAGCTGTAGCAGGTACTTATTATCCTATTGTTAGTATAAAACTTAGATCAGCTTATGAAGATGCAGTAGTTATATTAACTGCTTTATCTATTATGGGTGTAGCAACTGGTATATATAACTGGAAAATAGTAGCTAATGGTGCTACAGCTGGAGGCGCATGGGTTCCTGCAGCAGTAGATTCTGCTGTAGAATATAATATAACAGGAACTAGTTTTGCAGGAGGTAGAACACTAGCATCTGGATTTATTACGTCAACTGCACAAGCTTCAGTTAATCTAGATATACTTAAAGAAGCTCTATTTAACTTTCAGTTAGAAAGAGATACATTTACAAGTAAAACTTTTGAGATTACATTAATAGTAAGTGCTAGTACTAATACAGAGTTGATTTATGCATCAATGGACTGGGAAGAAGTAAGCAGATAATATATAAGCAATGAGTACAAGAATAGATATAAAGCCAGAATCTGATCCACCTGTAGGAGCTACTCTAATGAAGAGTGGACAGACTACATCTTACCGTACAGGAGATGATGGAGATATAGAAGCTGGTAGAGCTACTTCATTTAGTGTACTTGCAAGTAATAATCCATTTGGAAACACGAATAGATTTACCGATGAGTTAGGCAATCAAACGTATACGAATAATATTGTAATTGATTGGTCTACTTACAACGGCTCTAACGTACTTGGAATTTCAAGAATAGCTATACCAACGGGGAACACTTGGAACCAAGCAATAGATAATTCTTTGTCTTATTCGATAGGTTCTTTTACAACGGGTTGGAGATTACCAAATATAAAAGAGATTTTCAACTTAATGAATTTCGCAAACGACCAAAACAACTTATTAAATTACTCCCCATTCAATTTTTCTTCTGTAGGTAGAGTATATTGGAGCTCAAATACTGTCTTAAACGCAACTACACAAGCATATGTATTGACAAATATTGGTACATTGAATGTGTCTGCTAAAACAACTTCTGTTGCCTACACCTATTTCAGAGTAAGAACATTCACAGTAACGGGAACAACTTTAACTTAAAAATATTATGGCAACTTATAAATTTCCTCAATTTAATACAGAAATTACTAACCCAACTGTGACAGTAACAGTTGTTAATGATTTTATTCAAGAAAGACTTTGTAATGCAGAAGTAATACTTTCTGTACCAGATGCAAACTTTGGTGTAATATTTTATGGTTATACTTATACTACAGATTGGAATGACCAGGATATTATAGCTTGGGTAAATAATGTTGAACTTCCCAAATATGAAATATAATGAAGGAAGAGGCAACATCAGGTTTTATAGGATTTAGTAGCCCATTAGATTTTTTCTATTCACTTGTTGGTGCTAAAAGTTGGACAATTAATGCTGGTGCAGCATTTATTGCAGGATTAACTTCTTTTATTACAAATTATATTTGGGATGATCCTACAGCAGTATATACTCTTTGGTCATTAATGTTTGCAGATTGGATGTCAGGTATTATTAAAGCAGTTGTTAATAAACGTTTTGTAAGCTTTAAAATATGGAGAATGCCTTTATATTTTGTAGCTACTTCATATATTTTACACATATCTTGGTATATGGCAAAAAGCAACGGGATATATTACTATTTACCAGCAGTTGTAATAGGCGGATTCTATTCTGTATATTTTGTATCTTTATTAGAAAACTTAGGAGATATAAAAGCACTGCCAAAGCCTTTAGTAAAAATTCTTAAATCTAGATTTGGTTTAAAGAAGTTAATAGAAAAAGACGAAAAAAATGATGAATAGATATTATAGACCAACACCTCTTAAATGGAGAAAAATAGGAGATACTTTATTAATAATTAGTACTACTATTACTACATTTGCAATAACTGAGCAAATAGAGTGGCTAGCGTATGTTGCTTTATTTATAGGTGTAGTAGGTAAATTTTTAAGTAACTTGTTTGTAAAAAAATAACAAGTTATATTATATAAATCAAATAAAAACAACATGGCAAAGAAAAACGTAAAAAACGTTGATGTAACTGTAGAAGCAGGAAAAGCAAAAGTTACAGTAGTAAAGAAAGAAAAGCAAGTTAAAGTTGCAGTAGATACTCCTAATGTAGATGTAACATTTAACAAAGAAGATGAAAACAACAAAGAGTTTGTATTAGATACTAAAAAACTTGATGTTACCGTAAAGAAAGAAGAAGGTGTTACTACAGTAGAAGTAAAGTCAGAAAATGGATTACTTAGACAAGTAGGTAAAATTCTTTCTAAAGTTATTTTAAGAAGAGCTAATAAATAACAAATTGAAAAATCTCCCAAAAGAAGAGTTATTAAGTAGGCTAGAAGCAATTAACAGAAGTAATGCTATTATCTACTTTGACCTTGCTGGTATTATACTAGGGGTCAATGACATTTTTTTGGAGGCAATGGGTTATGGTAAAGGCAACCATGATGATATCATTGGTAAACACCATAGCATTTTTGTTTGTGAAGATTATTCAAAATCATTTGAATATGAGAAATTTTGGGATATTCTAAGAAGTGGTAAGTATTACACTGGAGAATTTGAAAGAAGAAAAAAGGATGGAAGTCTTATTAATCTTCAAGCAACTTACAATCCTATATTTAATGAGGATGGTAAGATTACCAAAGTTATGAAGATTGCTACTGACATTAGTTTAATTGTCAATAGTAAGAAACAGATAGATGCCATCAACCGAAGTACTGCTCTTATTAGTTTTAACACAGATGGTTTTATAACAGATGCTAATTCTATATTTTTAGAAACAATGGGATATAAAGCCAATGAAAAGGCTAAAGTCATTGGGAAACATCACAGCATTTTTGTTAGCTACGAGTATTCTAAATCTGATGAATATGCTAAGTTTTGGGAAAGTCTGAGAAAGGGTAAGTTCTTTGATGGAATATTTGAAAGAAGAAAAGTAGATGGATCTACTGTTTATTTACAAGCATCTTATAATCCTGTAGTAGACAGCAAAGGAAATATAACAGATGTAGTTAAAATTGCAACTGATGTAACTGAAGCTGTAAACAATGAAAAAAAGATAGAGGATCTTTCAAAAAATCTACAAATAGAACTAGACAACTCTCAAAAACTTAAGAATGCAATAGAGATAGAAAAGGATGCAGCTTTGAATGACTTAGATGTAATGATGAAAAAAAGCCAAAGTGAGCTAATTAAAATCATTGTTAAAGTTGCATTGGCTGTTATAGTTGGAGTTGGACTTGTAACAACACTATTATATTGGGTTGCCATTGTAACAAGTCAAGATACTCAGATCATTGGATCAACTTGGAGTAATATGTTTAGTGTATTATTAACTAATGCCTTTTCAATAGTAGGTACAATCATGGGTATCAAGTATGCTACTCAGGAAACTGGAGGTAAACAAAAAAAATAAAACAATATGAGAAAATTTTTTAGAGAGCTAGTCTCAGAAAACAACTATATAAATGAACAAACATTTGTGGGTGTAGTAGCTTTTTTTGCTATGGTATTTATTTTAATAGTTGATGTAGTTACAGGCATTTGGGGTAAAGAATTAATCATCAAAGAATTTATTTTTGATGGATTTATGATTATCACTCTAGGTGCATTTGGAATTACTACAGCTGGTAAAATACTTTCTCAGAAGAAAAAAGAAGAAGTAAAAGAAGAAGAAGAAGTAAATAATCAAGAAGAAATAGGATAATTATGGTACTAAAAAAAGGAGACAATAATGATACTGTTAAGAAGATTCAAGCAGTATTAGGTGTAGAACAAGTAGGTAACTTTGGACCAAAAACAGAAGCTGCTGTTATTGAGTTTCAAAAAAAACATGGTCTTACTCCAGATGGAGTTGTAGGACCTTCTACATTAGCTAAAATGGGTATTACATTAGATTCTGCACCAGCAGCTGCTAAACCAGCGGTTGCTTCTAAATATACAGCAGCTCAAGTAAAAACTGCAGTAGCATCTAAAAGCTACAAATGGTTTGAAGGTAAAGATTTAATGTTAAATATTGTAGGAATACGTAATTCTTTTACAGGTCAAAAAGTAACTAATTTATTTGACGATCATTTAACTTTAACTTATACAGTTAACGGTGTAGAACATTTTCATTGCTGGCCAGCTACTACAGATCCTGGAACTAAAGGTGTAATGCAGTATGGAAACAAAGCTGGTGTAGCTAGACTAGTAGAAGGACAGTACATCAACTCACACATCATGCGTTTACATGCAGGTAAGTATGAAGCACTAGGACAAAACAAACCAGTTAAAGTATTCCGTGATCCAAACAAAGATATGGTATATGATGAAAAGTCAATACAAGAAGGATTATTTGGAATCAATATTCACAAAGCTGGAGCAGATTCAACATTTGTAGAAAACTGGTCAGAAGGATGTCAGGTATTTAAGAAGTCTGCAGACTTTGAAGAGTTTATGGCAATATGTAGAAAAGCAAAAGCTATACACGAAAACAACTTTACATATACTTTAATCGAGTCAAACGACATTGTATGAAATTTAGAAATAACTGGAAATCTAAAAATAGACAATGGGATAAACTAATGATAAGAATTAGAATTAGTTCTCTAGATATATTTACTGCAGAGTTAGATATATCTAGAGAGTTCTATCTTATTACTATTTTAAATTTAACTTTTAAAAATAGATAATCATGGCTAAAATTAAAGAACAAGGATTGTCATTAAAAAGAGATACTAAAGTATCTAGACCAGGCATCCATGCTAAGACTAAAACTTCTGTAAGTAAAAGCTCTAAAAATTATAGAAAAGCTTACAAAGGACAAGGAAGATAATTAATAAAATAATCTTATATTTGCTATTATGCTATCACTAGACGACTTACATGCTCAATTAGATGAAACACTGGCAATTAACTCAGTAGAATCATCTTACTCATATGAGTTCTATACAGATCTTATAAATGAGCAAAGATCTCTTTGGCTACGTAATGAGTATAATAAAAACCGCAGCATAGATCCTTATATCATACAAAATCTAAATTGCGTAGAATTAGAACATGTAAATCCTATAGATTGCTGTATAGAAGTTCCAGGATTATGTCAAGTATTAAGAACAAAAAAGAAAATTCCTAATACTATAGAGTTTAACTTTACAAAAGGAATAGTAGCTGTAGGCCCTGCAGAAATAACAAAACCAAGATATATTTTAATAGATTACTCTAGAGTTCCTTACGCAGGTAACGGACGTACTACTAAAAATTCTATATATGCATTTTTATATGGAGGATATTTGTATATCATTAGTAAAAATCCTAATGTAAATCTTTTACAATATATTACAATTAGAGGTTTATTTGAAGACCCTACTAGTTTAGGAGAATTTATTAATTGTGAAACAGGAAATAGTTGTTGGAAACCTTCTGACCCTTATCCAATAAATCAATGGATGTGGGCATATATTAAACCAATAGTAATTCAATATTTAATGCAGAAAGGAATGTTCCAATACGATGATGCAAATGATGCACAAGATAGCAGAATTAATCCTCCAAGTCAAGCAGGTACAGAATGATAGAAAACTCTACATATCTTAAAAGGGGCGAAGGCAAATTAAAAGGAGCTATTAAAAAAAATAGCTTTTATAATTATTATATAAAAAATGCTAAAGAAACTATAGTATCTAGAAGCGTATATAATAATTTTTTAAAAGAATTACTTCAAGCTTTTAGTACAAGTATTGTAGAAATAGGGTTAGAGTTAAAGATTAATAAAATAGGAAAAATTAGAATTAAAAGTAATAATTTAAATATATTAAATAAAGAAGGTAAAGTTACTAAAGCTTTAAAAGTAAACTGGAAAGCTACTTGGGATTACTGGCAAAATAAATATCCAGGATTAACAAGACAAGAAATTACAGAATTGCCTGACAAAAGAGTTTTGTATCACGATAATGAGCATACTAATTACGAATTCTATTCTCATTATTGGGATAATTTAAGTATACCTTTAAAATTTAAAAGCTTTTATAGTTTTAAACCGTCTAGACAATATTCTAGATTAATTGCCAAAATAGTTAAAGACCCAAATAGAAAAACATTTTATTATGGATAAGTTAATGATGGCCGAAATGGCCGAAATGAAAAACCCAATCATGAACAACAAAGAGGTTGAATCAGAATGTAAAACTGTTAGAAAAGAATTTGCTGACGGAAGTTCTGAAGAAGTTCGTGTAGAAAAAGTTGATGGGGGATATATCAAAACTGTATGTAAAAAATACAAAGATAAAGAAGGCTGTTGGCAATGGGATGAAGAAAAATCTGTTCACACAGAAGATCCTTTAGAAGATAAAACAAGTATAGTAGATAGACTGGCAGCAGTCATGAAAGGCTTAGAATAATGCACGCAGGAAAAACAGTTTCATATAAAGCAATCCTTGATAAAACTATCAGGGATTTTGGCTTTAATTATGATATAATCGAAGAAGAAGGTATTGAATGGTTAGCAGAGTTCATGGCTCACACCAATGTAGGCGTGACTATGGAGGAAAAAATTGCATATATGGAAATATGTGATGCTCGCGGAGATCTTCCTTTTGATTTATATAAAATTGGCCAAGCAGCACATATTGAAGGAGTAGAAACTATTGAAGAAGCTATGTGTGGTAAAGGACGTATGTTTCCAATGAGATGGAAAACAGATTACTTCCACAAACGCTACCATAGAGACGATAGAGATTATACAACAGAATCTAGAGAAACTTATACTGTAGGTCAAGGATATATTTTCCCAAGTTTTAATAGAGGCATTGTAGCAATGAGTTACACTGCTATACCAACAGACGATTGCGGATACCCTACTATTCCTGCAGAGCAAGAATGGTTAGAAGCAGGGGCTCATTATATTGCATATAAAATTGCTAGAAAACTGTGGTTAAGAAATGAATTAGCTTCAGATAAGTTTCAAATTATAGAACGAGATAGAGATTGGTATTTTGCACAAGCAGTAAATCATGCTAAACAATGGAATGGTGTTGATGAAGCAGAAACAGTTAAAAACTCTGTACTTAGAACTATTCCTGATGTACAAGCGCATGCAAGCTTCTTTGCTAATATGCAATTACCTGAACAACGTAAATTTAGACCTAAAGCAGGTGTAGGTTTAGTATCAACAATTAATGTATTAACTCACGGACAAAATCCAGCAACTGTAGTACCATCTAACACTCCATAATGGAATCTCAAATAAATACATATCAGGGAATGAATAAAGATACTGCTTACGATACTATCGAAGCATCTCTTTATATTGACGCAAAAGATATTAGAATAACAACCACCAACGGAGAATCTATTGGTGGTTTTACTAATATTAAAGGAACAGAGTTTTCTTTTGCAATACCTTTAAGAGGCACATTTCCTAGTAACCCTGTACAAGTTTGGGTAGCAGACAATCCTGCAGTTATAGGATATACTACTATTAGAAATAAAATAATTTTATTTGTTGCTGATGATAGCAATGAAAAAGGTTGGATATATGAAGTACAATATGATCCTGCAACTAGGCAAGTACTATCAGGATTTCCATTATTAAAATATTATAATTCTCTTTTATATTTTAAAAAAGAATGGCCTATAGAAGCACTTGGTCGCTATGAATCGGATACTATACAAAGAGTTTATTGGACAGATTATAATAATTATTTTAGAGCAATAAATTTAGAAGAAGCAGATTTAGCTAATCTTCCTGTAGGACAAATAGATATTTTTCCAGATGTAACTTACACACAACCTTTATTAAAAACAATTTCAGGAGGAGGAGCTTTACTATCAGGGGAATATCAAATAAGTTACAGATTAATTACAGTAGATGGCAAACAAACTTTAATAGCTCCTCCAAGTAATTTAATACATATAACATCTCCTTCAGAAACATTAATACAATCAGCGCAATATACGGGAGATCTTGCTGCAGTCAATACAGGCAAAGCAATTAGTATAGAAGTTGACACAAGTAATTATGGAAATTTTGATAAAATAGAATTTATTGCAGTATATCATTCTGCACAAAATTCTGTCCCTGTAGTTACTAGTATAGAACAGATGGGAATAGGTTCCGCTACTACAGTTACTTTTGTTTATACAGGAACTGAAGGAACGGCTATACCTGTAGAGTTATTTACTTTTACTACTAAAAATTACGCATTCAAAACTCCTAAAACTATTACTCAAAAAGATAGTTCTTTAGTAATAGCTAATATAAAAGGCTCTAATATTTCTGTACAAGATTTACTTACAACAGGAAGTTTTGATGCAAAAACTAGAAGATATAGAAACAATGGCGTAGACCCCATTGCTCCTCCATTTCCTCCAGGACCAGGTAATGATTTACTAAATGCATTTAACGAAGAGTATAATAAAGATGCACATTGGAGTAGAGATTGGAATATAAATTCTCAATATAGATATCAATCTGATGGAGCAAGACTAGGTGGCGAAGGACCTAATATTTCATATACGTTTCATTTAGAAACTTACACAATGGATGGTAGTGCTACACCAGGTTTTGCCAATGTAGCTAATATACCAGATTTTGTATATACTCACGATTTAAATGACGGTTATGGAACCTACGCTAACACTACTTTTCCTAATCATGCTTCTCCATTTATATCAGGATTATTAAGAGGATACAAACGCGGTGAAACATATCGTTTTGGAATTGTGTTTTATACTATTAAAGGGGAAACTACTTTTGTTGAATATATAGGTGATATTAAATTTCCAGATATTTCTGAGGAAGATTCTGTAAATAATTCTTCTACTACTAAATTTTGGCCTTTATCTCAAACAGGTACTCCTTCTACAGTAACCCTAGGTTATTCTATGGGTATACAATTTAGTATAGATTTAAGTTCTTGTCCAGAGTTGTTAAACCAAATTACAGGTTATCAAATAGTAAGAGTAGAAAGAACAGAAGCTGATAAACGACGATTAACTCAAGGTATTTATAAAGGATTTTATTTTAATAGAGTATTAGCTCCAAACCGTTCATTTAATTTTGATTTACAAATAGAAAATCAAGAAGAAGTTTTACACCTTTACCCTTACTACCCAGATACTTTAGAAGACAATGGATGTTTTTCAACTTTAGGGGGAACAGGTTATATTCCGCAATATTTGCAATATATTATAAAAGGAGAATATTTAGGATTTTATAGCCCAGAAATTTCTTATGATTATAATAATGTTAGAGATATAGCAAGAAACTTAGGAAGTAATCCTTGTTTACTTTTAACAGGAGCATATGGAGTTAAAGATAAAAATTCTCCTAGCCCAATTGATTTAAACTCTATAGATTTAGGAATAAAAGATTATGATTATAGAGTCACTTTAAGATCTACATTACCTGTAACATTTAATAGTATTAACAATATTAAAAAATGGAAATTTATTAATCTATTTACAATGGAAGATACTAGTGACTACAAAACAAAAGTCACTGGAGATTTAGATGGATATTACATGCGTAATTATTGGTGTTTAGATAATTGGTATTATAAAGGACTTCCTGGCCCAGGTATAGATCCTAATGATCCTTCTAATGGAGTAAACTACGCTAGTACTTCTTATGATCTTGCAGAATTTTATAAAGCAGGTACAAGTTTAGTAGGAAAAATAGATTTAATACAAAATGATCTTTTAACGGGAGCTCCTTTGCCTTTAAATTCTATAGCATTAACTTCTTATTTTTGGACTCCATTTAATGGTAATGATCCTAACGGAAATCCTAAAATATTAATTAGAAATATAAGCACAGGAGCAAGTATAAACGCTACTGATACTAATACTTATAACAATGCTTACCCTATACTAGATTTTTTAATTCCCAAAAAAGAAGTTTATGGAGGATCTTCTCAAGATGCTCTAGAAGCTAATATATTTATTCCTGCGTCTCCATTTATAAGTTCAAGTAATTTAGTTGGATTAACAGATACATTTATTGTATTTGGTGGAGATATATTTATTAATATGTTTACTCTTCAACCTGGTATGACAGAATTTAATGAAGAGTTTTATCAAAATAATATTGCATTTAATAATCTTAGATATATACAAAATAATAGTGTTACCGAAGTTTATCCTGTTGAGACTAGTATAAACATAGATTTAGCAGCAGGTTCTACAATTAAAACAGAAGTTAAATATGATTACAACGGCAATGAATATACATTATTTAGACAAGAATTAAATAATAGTTTTATAGGATATGCACAGAGTAATACAATGTATAGTTACAACACAGTATATTCTAGAGAAAGTAAAGATGTTACATTTTTTATAGAACCTGCAGGAAGTAACGGCAGTTCTAATTTAAATGATATTAGAGCATATTTATCTAATGTAAAAATTAACGGAGAAACTATAGATTCCTGGACAAAGTTTGGATCAAATAATTATTATGATGTTGATGATTATGGACCTATAAATAAAATATTAAACTATAAAGATTCCGTATTTTTTATTCAAGATAAAGCTGTAGGTATTTATGCCATAAACAGAGCCGCTATTACTACTACTGCTGACGGAGTTCCTACACAATTAGGTCTTGGTCAAGGATTTGGGAAACATCAATATTATTCTAAAGAAAATGGTAGTATACATCAATATGGAGTAAAAGTTGCCCCAGAAGGAGTTTACTTTTTAGATGCAATTCATAGAAAAATATTTTTACTTCAAAGCTCTGGAACTCAAAGTCAAAATGATCCTATATCAGAACTTAAAGGAATGCATAGTTATATACAAGCATTACCTAATGGAGTATTCTTACGCAAAGAAGATGGAGGAGATAATCCTATTTTAAAACGCGGAATTACTATAGGAAAAGATAAAATAAATGATGAAATTTTATTTACTTTTTTAGGAACAGGAGACTTTGTAGTATTAGGTCCTAATACAACTTATACTGTAGGCACAATTGTATATGAGCCTGCTAGTGGATTATATTATATAGTAACTTCAGAATTTACATCAGGAGAAACTAAACTACAGGCTATAAGAGATTTATTAGAAAACTCTCAAGTAGCAACAGAAAAAGATAATTTTAGAGATGCAACTCTTGTATTTGACGTTTTAATGAATTCTTTTTCTTCTACGTATTCAGCAAAGCCAACTATTTATATAGAAAACGGAGATATAATTCAGAGTCCTGATCCAAATAATAACAATCTTATATATACTCATAATATAGGAACTTATGGAGAATTTTATGGTAATGTAGAAGAATGTTATTTAACTCTTGTAATTAATCCTCAAGCAGATATAAATAAAATTCTTAGAACTTTAGAATTTAATTCTATAGTAAGAGATGATAATAAAGTAATAGATAGAACAGAAACTATTACTGCATTTCAAATTACTACTGAATATCAAGATACAGGTAAAGTGCCTTATAGCTCTGGAAGAATTAAAAGAAAGTTTGATAAATGGCGTGTAAAAATTCCTAGAAATCAATTAAGTATTTCACAACAAGATCGTTTGAGAAGTACTCATTTTGTTTTAACTTTATATTTTGATAATTTAAATCAAAAACAAATTATAGTAAATAGATTAATTTCTTATGTAGACTATCAAATGTTCTAATGAAAAATAAACCTAAAAATATACCTACTTACTACAAGTTTCCTGGAACTCCAGTCTATAGAGATACTACAGCTTTACCTTTTAAAGCTGGTGGTAGTTTGTTTCCATCTTTATATGGAAATTCTTTTTTAGAAAATAATGATAAAGAAAAAAAGAAAAAAAGAAAAACAAAAGAAGATTTAAATGAATCATCTACACAAGGTGATATAGTAGAAGCTATAGAAACAGAAACAGGACTTGATCCAAATCTTACATATTATAAAGGACCAACAAACTGGGGTGATAGATTATTTGCAAAAGATGCATCAGGTGCTTGGTATTCAATAGAAGCAGGTCAAGCATTACCTTTTTCTTATGATCCTGATTACTTAAATCAAAATACTACAAAAGCAAGTGATGAAGAAGCATTAGGAAGACTGCTTCAATCAAAAACACTTAATGAAGTAGCTGTAACTGGAGAAAAACTTTCTTGGCAAAAGTATCAAGATGAATATGAAAAATCTAATCCTAGAGGAGAATATTTAGAAAAAAGAAAAAAGAATTATTTAAAATCACATCCTGGATTAAACAGAGCAATGGGAGTTACTATGAATAATTTCCCAGAAGATGCTCTTGCAAGATTTAATGACAAGTATAATAAAGAAAGAAATACTTATGCACTTGAAAAATTTGTAGATAAAGATTTAGAAGAAGATATAGACAAAAGAGGACGATGGATAGATGATGTAGAAAAAAGTCCAGGACTTTATAATATGGTTATTAACTCTAAATATGGATATAATTTAAAACCAAATATATTTTCAAGAACGCTTGCAGGCGCAGAAAAATTAGTAGACTGGATACCAGGAGTAGATCCTCTTTTAGATTGGGCTACAGGTAAAAATAGATATAATGACATTCTTACTGAACAAGAACAAAAAGATGTAACAGGATGGGATGCTTTAGCATTTACAGAATATCCTGGTCAAGTTTTAGCTAATATGATAGCAGAAGGAATAGATCCTAATTCAAATGCTTCTTGGGAAACATTTTCAGGAAGTTCTTCTCCAATTGTTACAGCAAATCCTCAATTAGAAACAATGACCCAATTAGCAACGGGAGCAATTGGTTTACCATTTAATGTAATGGGAATGGCTAATTTAGCTAAAAATGTAGGAAAAGGAGTTTCTAATGTAGCTAAAGCTAATTATTATGATCTTTTTAAAAAAGGAAATAATTCTTTTAATGATATTAATTTTCAAAATTTTAAAACTGCCGAAAATACAGCAGGAGAATTAGCACAAGGAGTAAATACAATAGATAATACAGGGGCAACTGCATCATTAAATACTGGACAAAATGCTACAGGAGCAAATAAAATATTAACAAATGAAGAAATTAAAAACATAATAGTAAACGAACAAGTACCTAGTCCAAAAACATTATTATCAACTGAAGGAGAAATACTTCCTGAGTCTGCTTCATGGCATACTATAATGGAAGATTTTAAAACAAAATTACGCGAAGTAGATCTTACAAAACCTTTAACAGATGAAGATTATATTAAAGCTGCTAATGCAATTAATCCTGAAATAAGTAAAGTAGCAAGTTTAGATGAAATTAAAGCTGTACATCAAGAAGCTCTTGATTATTTTAAAGGAGAAAAAGATCCTGAAGATATAGCATTATATATAAGAGATGCATTAGCAGAAAAATTACCATCAATAGGAGAAGCTCCTACTATGGTTGACGGGTATCCAACATATTCTGCAGGATTTTCAGTAAGTCGTTCTTTAGATCCTAATGCTGCTCAATATTATGGACCAAAAAGTGTTTTTGATAAAGCAAAGGACTGGGGATATGATTTAAATAATCTAACTCCTAAGCAACAAAATATGTTAGCTGCTTATACAAAAGGATATGATTTTCCTATAAATATTGGTAAAAGATTTGGATTTCAAGATATGGGTATTAGAGGAGATTTTTATCAAAAAAATGCTAATACATTACTTGACGCTATTCTTGCTAATAAATTTCCTAATGACACCTCAGTAATAAGAAGTATAAAAACAAATTATCCGCTTACTTTATTAGATAAAAATAAATTATTAGAAACAAAGGATATATCATTATCAGAAACACCAAGTACTAAATATAGAGGAAACCTTCAAAAAAGTGATGTAATAGGAGATAAAGGATTTTTATCTACTAGTTTAATTCCAGATTTAACATGGGGTAAAGCTAGATTAGGAGAAAGAATTATGATTCCAGGAGGAAATAAACAATCTTATGGTTTTCCTAATGCATCTTCAGCAAGTTCTTCTCCTTTTGAAGGAGAAATAGTGTTGCCATCTGGTTTAGGAAGAGAAGTTATTGACGTATTACCTGATAATCTAGCAAATGTTGTCGGTTATAAATATATAACAAAAATATTAAATCCATATTTAATGCCTGCAGCAATAGGAACAACTGCTACTGGAACTTTTTTTGGAAATAATAATAATAATTATGGAGCTTCTTTTGATACTCCTAATATGCAAGAATATTTGAATTCTTTAATGTGGGATTCTGGAAAATCTGTATTATTAAATTCAGGTTATTTTAAAGCATACGGAGGCCCATTAAATGATAGAAACATTAATGGCAAATTATTGCAAAGTACTTACGCTAGTCCTTTAGGAAACATGTTTAGAGAAGGAGGACCTTTTGGTGAAGATAAAGGAACCTTTGATTATGCTACTAGTATTTATGCTTCTCAACCAGGTAATTATTATAATAATGGCGGGGAAATAAATCCAATGAATGCAATGATGAAAGCAAGACTTGCTTATGCAAATGAGTTTGGTAATCCTGCAGCAAAAAGAATGGTAAATTTACCTGATAATCCTTATATTTTTACAGGACAAGAGCCTTATACAACTCCAGATATGGCAGGTGCATTAGGAACACATTATATGTTTTCTCAAGATAATTATGCTATTCCCACAATACAACAAGGAGAAAATGGACAATTATATTATAATCAAAATGCAAATGCAGCTGATAAAGAGGCAATAAAATTTGATAGCCCAGAAGATGCTGAATATTTTGCAGAACATTATAAAGAAGTTTCTCCAGGGTTTATTAATAATAATTATAGAACAGGAGGACAATTTCCTAGACCATATAGTTTACCAGAAGATAGTTTTAAACAAGGAGGAAGAAATTTACATAACAGTGTTTATGCTTCTTCTAATGCTCAATATCCTGCTATATATAAATTAGGAGGAAATATTAATGTATATAAACAAGGAGGCAGTGTATTATCAATGTCTAATACACCTCAATTACAAGGTGAAGGAAAAGATTTAACTGTACCAGAAAATGCTTATATTTACGCTGGCGGAGGATTAATTAAACGTGCTGATGGAAGTTACTCACAACGTGGTTTATGGGATAACATTCGTGCAGCAGCACAACGTAATAAAGCAATGGGTAAAACAGGTAAACAACCTACAAAACAAATGTTACAACAAGAAAAAAAGATTAATAAAAATAAATAAGATACTATGAACTTTAAATCCAACGCTGCATATAAAAGATGGTTAGGATATGGCCATGCTTCAGGAGAATTTGCTAAGACTCCTGGAAATCAACCTGTAAGCATAAAAGGACAATCTCATAAAGTAAAACATGAAATGGGAGGTAATATGTATGCTGACGGAGGAAAGTTTAATAATAGTGGCTTCAAAGCTTTGCCTGTAGAGATTCAGAATAAAATTAAAAAGAACTTTATGGCTATGGGAGGAATGATGCCTACACAAATGCCTATGCAAAATCCTTATAATTCAAATTTTTTAAATAGCGGAATAACTCAAAATTTTGCATTTGGAGGAAGAATAAATAGTTATGCTGGAGGAGGTATGTTAGATAACCAACTTACGCAATTTACTAATGGGGGTAAACATGAAGAAAATCCAATAGGCGGAATTCCTCAAGGGTTTTCCCCTGATGGTAGAGTTAATTTAGTAGAGCAAGGAGAAACTAAATTAAATTCTGCAGATTATATATTTTCTGATACTTTAAAAGTTACTAAAGATATTGCGCTTGATTATGGTTTACCTAAAGATACTATAGGTAAAACATTTGCAGATGCTTCTAAAAAAATGAATAGACCAAATTCTCGTAGAGAAAATGATACTATAGAAGAAGTAGCAAAGCAAAGAGACTTAGATAATTTAATGCAAGCTCAAGAAGATTTTAAACAAAGAGATCTTCAAAAAGACATAGACATGATGGCTGAAAAACATCCTGAGTTTATGCAACAAATGATGGGTCAAGGACAGCCAGAAGGAATACCTCAAGAATTATTAGCGCAAGGAGTTCCACCAGATCAAATGATGGCAGCAGAAGAAATGATGGGAGGACAAACTCCACAATCTGTGCAACCAATGGGAATGCCGCAAGGAATGCCTATGGACCCTAATCAAATTCCGCCAGAGATGTTAGCGCAAATGCCTGAAGCACAAATGGGACAACCTGTTATGGCTTATGGAGGACATATATATAAATGCGGAGGTAAGATGTATAACTTTGGAGGACATATGTATGCTAATGGAGGTCATATGTATGGAGACGGAGGGTTTTTTCAAGGAATGGGAAATGTATTACAATCTGTAGCGCCTATAGCAGGACAAGCTCTTAATACTGTTATTCCTGGTTCTAGTGTAGTAATTTCTGGAGCTCTTAGTGGTTTAGGAGCAGGATTACAAAATGTAGGCACAGGAGCAGATTTTAAAGAAGTTGCTAAAGATGTAGGAATAGGCGCAGCTAAAGGTGCTATTGGAGGTATTGTACCAGGAAAAGATATAAGTAAATTAGGACAATTAGCATTAGACACTGCTCCTCAAGTAATGGATGTATTAGGAAATACTATAAATGCTAATACTAATGATGCCTCAGAAATGAGTTTAATACGACAACAAGAAGCGTTAAATGCTCCTAAAATGGTATCAGGTTATAATATGTCTCCTACTCCTATGCAAATGAAGTACGGTGGATATAAAGCACAAGCACCTTGGCATAATTTTCCACAATATACTCCTAACTATCCTGGTAACGCAGGTCCTATGTATATGGGATTAGGAACTAATTTATTTGCTGATGGAGGAATGATGATGCCTGGCCCAGGAGATCCTCCTAAAAATGATGCAACAACTTTAGATGAAGTTGTAGTAACTGCTGGTCCACAAGGTCCTGTTATAATAGACAATCCTATATACAGTAATTTAATGGAACAATATACTGCAGGATTACCTAAAGGAGGAACTTACAATAATAAAACTTGGTCTGGAACATCCGTAAGAGATGCAGATCTTACAAGAAAACTTACTGATGAAGAACTAGCTAATTGGACAAAATATTATCAAAATAGAACTAGACAAGAAATAAATAGTTTAAAAGCACAAGGACAAGATTATAGTGAAAAATTAGCTCAATATAATTTTATACCTAAAGCAATGTATGTTCCCGCTATTCCTACAGGAATGGGAGAAGATTATTATTCTAATCCAGAAAATTGGTATTATAATACAAAACATTTAGGAGAAAATTATTCTAAACCTTCTAAACAAATAGAAGATATTTTTGCTGTTAATACTACACCTCAAATTATTCAAGAACAAGCCCCTGTATTACCTACTATTACAATGGCTGAAGCAGAAGCTATGAAAAATAAAGCAATGCAAGAATTTGGTTCTGGTGTATTACAAGGAAAAAATTGGAATTATAATGAACAACCTAAAAATTATACAGGAACTCAAGCAGGGGGAGGTATGTTTAATTACTGGGATGAAAGTGATCCTACTCAAGCAGCTAATCAAAAAGAATATGAACAATTTATTCAAGATCAATTAGTTGCAAATCCTGATAAAGTTTTATACTCTAATTTATCAGGAGTAGATATGTATTCCAATCCTAACTATGAAGCTGAATTAGCAAAAAATATTAATGAAGGTCCTCAAGGTCATTTATATGATCAATTTATTGCTAAAAAATATAATGAGTATATAAATAACCCAGAATGGGTAAATAGTTTATCAGAAGAAGATAAAGCAAAATATTTATTTGATAATAGTAAATATAATGTTCAAATGAATGTCCCAGAAGTAATGGGATTTGCTAATGGAGGTTATATAAATAGAAATAATACTATGTATTCCCCTGACCTTACTTATGCTGCAAAGATGGGAGGTCGTATATATAACTACGGAGGAGGGTTAAAAAATCCTTTAATGTCTTTACCTCAAGATAATTTTATTAGATATGATGAAGGGGGTAAAATAGTACAAGGAGCAGGCACAGATACTTATCAATATAAATATGAAAATGGCAATTACTATACTGCTAAAAAAGGAACTGCTGATTGGAAAAAAGTAGAACCTACAAATAAAACTGTTTATACTGCTGTAAAAACTTTAATAGATAATTATAAACCAGAAGTTGGAGGTCCAGGCGGAGGTAGTCAATATGATTTAATGATGTCTAATATTGCAGCAGAAGAATCTGGTGAATTAATTCCCCCTACTATGGCAGAAGTAGAGGCTAATCGTGCTATTGCAGACGCACAAGAAAAAATGCAAAATGCAGAAACTTCTGAAGAATACCAAGAAGGTGTTAAAGAATATGAATATGGAGTAAGAACTGCAGAAGAAGCATTAAAAGATAAAAATTTAAAATTATCTATGGCACAAAGTATAGGCTCAGGATTAGCAATGGCTGCTCCTGCTGCATATAATTTAACTACAGGATTATTTGGAAAACCAGAACAATTAGATTATAAAAATTATGAGATTGCTGCTGATATAACTCCTTATGAATATAATATTAATCCTCAGTTAGCAATGGCAAATCAGACTTTTGCACAAGCTCAAGAAGCTGCTAGAAATGCTTCTAATGCAGGAAATTATTTATCTAATATGCAAGGATTAGCTAACTTGAGAAATCAAACTGTTGGAGAGTTATACACTAATAAAGAAAATTTAGATGCTGCTCAAATACAAGCCGCTAAGACTGCTAATAAACAAATTGAAACTGATAACTTAACTAGAAGATTAGAAGTAGAAGATTTTAACAGATTATCTAAAGCACAAAAAACTGAAGCTCTTAAAGCTGGATTAGTGCAAATGGCAGACATAGGTAAAAATATGGAAGAGAAAAAAATGCAGTTAGCATTAATTAAAGCAATGGCTCCTGATTTTGCTAATACTTTATCTTATAGTACTATAGGAGAACAACTTTTAGAATATTTAAAAAATCAAAAAGCTGCAGGAAATACTTCAGCAGAAAGTGAAATATTAAAAACTAAATAATAATGACAATTACTCCATATACTACTCCTCTACAGTATGAGTATAAACCATTAAATCTTCTTGCATTTGCTGCACCATTAAGCAAAATGCAAGAAGAATTTGATTTAGTTACATCCGCTGTAGACGAAGCAGATTTTGATATTAATTATTTGCCTTATGGAACAGATCCAGAAAAAGCAAAAGAATTATTAAAAGTTGTAGAAGGTAAAAGAGATGAGTTAGCTCAAAATTTAGCAGAGACTAAAAATTATAAACAAGCTGCTAGTAAATTAAAAGAACTTAATACTCTTTGGCAAGAAGATCCTGAATTAGTTGCTATACAAAGTAACTATGCAAAATATGCTACCGATGTACAGTTAGCTAAAGATAATGTTAAGTCTGGATATTGGAATCAAACTTATGCAGATCAATGGTTAAACCGTGCAAAACGAGAATACACAGGAACTAATTTTACTGCTGATTATGATAATCCTGAAGGAGATTATCAAGTATTTGGAAGAAATCCTAGAGTAAAAGATATTCAAAAAGATTTTGATGAATTAGCTTATAAAGTAGCAGCTGCAGTTCCAGGAACTACTAGAGAAGGAGCTTTACAAGAAGCAGGAATTGATGTTAGTTTAATGAGTAAAAAATTCTTACAAGAAATTGTAGAAGAAAAAGACGCTAATATAGTAGCACAAAAAGTAAGTGCTTATTTAAAAACTCTTCCTCAATATGAAGAATATTTTAGAGAAAAAGCAGATTATGATTTTGCCGATATTAAAGCAGATCCTGATTTATATAAAGCAACTGCAGTAAGTTTAAATAATGAGTATATAAAAAATTTAGATGCTGAAATAAGTCAAATTAAAGCGGCTGCTAAAAAAGATAAAAGTTTATTAACTAATCCTGATTATTTAGCTTTATTAGAAGAAAGAGAAGTAGCTGTAAATTCTAAAAATACTGGAGAGTATGATGAAACTGGTATTAAAAATTTATATCAAAATGCTTATTTAGCAGATGCATATGATATGACTGCATTAGGAAAAGTATTTGCATATAAAAATGTTAAAAGAAATTATAGCTGGCAAGATTTATATATTCCTCCTGTTAGTAGTAGTGGTGGTAGTGGCGGAGACGGCACTGACTGGACAGGTTTAGGCGGAGGATTTTGGAAAGAGGCGGGGGAAGAAACCTTAGATTATTCTACTCTAAAAGATTTAAGAAATAAATCAGCTGCTAGTTTAAGTCCTATTGTACAAAATATTGGAAAACTAGCAGGAAGTGCTGTAGCAAGAATTACTATTGGAACAGCAGGAAGTGATTTATACAAAAAAACAAAATACGATCAATCTTTAATTTGGAATAATCAGCAAAAATTACTTAATGTGATTACCCAAAGTGGGGGAAATGCTAATACTATTATTGCTAAAGCAAAAGAAGTTGGATTAACAGTTTCTGCAGCAGATGCTAAAAGATTAGTAACTGCTTTTGGAAAAAGTGGTGAAGCTATAGGAGATTATCAAACTTTATTAGAACAAGGTAGGTCTTATAAAAATAGTATGACTTCCGCGGGAACTGCTGTAGATAATATGATTAAAAATAGTGCTGCAGGTACTGGTATGTTTGCTATGGGATTAGCAGGTTTAGGAAATTCTCCTATATTTCCTGAAGCAGGTCCTGATCCTATAAGTTATCAAATAGGAAATCCAGGAGTAGGAGTTTCTTTTGGATTAGAAAGTTATGCTTTTAAAGGAGCAGCGGATAAAGAAGTTGCGAAAAAAACTTGGAATCAACTTGCTAAAGAAAAAGGTTATGATAATCTTCAACAAGCAGTTGCTGCAGGAGAATATTTTGAAGATGTTAAACCTGGAGGAATTAAAGCCGCATTTGCAGCATTAGGACCTTCAAAAGATGCTACTATAATGACTTATGAATATATAGATGGAAGTAAAAAAGTAAATAATTATGTTGCTAGTATGTTTAGTACTCCAGATGATTTATTGAATCTTGATCCTGCATATTATGGAAACTGGAGTGATGTTCCTGGATTTAGAGAAGGTGATACAGATGTAAAAATAGATATAAGCGGAAATACTCAACCTAGACTTGTTAAAGCAGGAGATCAAATACTTTATGAGGTTCCTATAACATATAAAGAAGGTGAAATATTAAAATCAGGAAGAGTTACAGTAGTACCTTCTGCAGCATTAGGATTACAAAATCAAAAAGTATTAAGAAATATGGATATAATGAGTAGCTCTGATGATGCTGCAGATATCCAAACAAATTCTACTATTAAATCTGCAAGGTATGATAGAATATATGAAGGAAATGCTTTAAATGATTATACTTTAAAAAATACTTCAATAACTAAAGGAGGAACTCCTGTTACTTTAGATATAATACCTTATGATGCATCTACAAGTATTATAGTAGAAAAAACATATGATGCAAATAGTTATGGTCCTAAATTAAAAGTAAAAGCTGTAAATACTACAACAGGAGAAAGTCAATATTTAACAGATGCATCGGGTAAAATTTGGTATACAGACGCAAGTTCTGTAGGAGCGGCTGATGCAGCAAAAGCATTTGTAATGAGTGTTATAGATCCTGTAACTCCGTAAAATTGTTTATTTTTGTTTAAGATATTTATACTATGAAGGCTCCTAAAAAAGAACTTAAACCAAATCCTTTACATCAACAATTAAAAGATTTTGCTACAAAAAATGCAGATAATATAGGATATAACAAAGAATATGTAGAAGAATTAAGTACTATAACTCCTGAAAATACTTCATATAAAGGAGTAGAAGCTTTACATGCTCCTAAAGAAGCCGATATTTATGATCCATATGAAGCATATATAAATAGAACAGAACTTCATAGTGGAAGATTTGATATAAATGAATTAAATAGGCTTAGAGCAGAAAATCAATCTAATTGGGCCCAGGCAGGTAATGCTATAGGACAACTTGCTGTTAACATAGTTCCTCAAATTGCTTCTACTGTTAGTAACATGATAAATGTTCCAGGATGGTTTTCTGCAGAAGCAGCTGCTGCTAATCCTATACAAGAATGGGCTAGTGGAATAAAAGAATGGTCTCAAGAAGCTATGCCTATTTATGAGGAAACTCCAGGGCAAATGAATATGGCAGATCCTGCATGGTGGTTTAGCAGAGGAGAAGGTTTAATAGAATCTATGACATCTTTTGCTATACCAGGAGGTATAGCAGGTAAAGCTGTATCTGCAGGTTTTAAAGGATTAGGAGCAGTAACGAGAGGTAAACAATTAGTAAGAGCTGTATTAGGAGCAGAAAAGTCTGCAGGGTTATTAAAAGGAATGAGCACATTAGGCACAGCTGCTTTATTAAATCAAGCAGAAGGTGCTACAATTGCTGCAGATGTTTATAAAAATACTTTAGATTATCAATTAAAGAAAAATGGAGGTAATGTAGACTTAGCTAAAAAGATGGCATCAGAAGCTGCAGCTACTGCTATGAGTATTAATAGAATTAATATTTTACTAAACCTTACTTCTGCTAGTGCTTTTTTAACTCCTTTTAAACAAACAAGAAATCTTTTAAAAACTCAAGGAATAGGTTCTACTTTAAGTAAAATAGGTCTAGAAGCAGGTCAAGAAGCTACAGAAGAATTAATAAACCTTGTAGGACAAAAAGCAGGAGAAGCAAAAGGACGAGAGGAAGAAGATTACGTAGCTAAAGGTCTTGAAGCTATTGGTACAATGGAAGGTTTTGAATCTGTTTTTTTAGGAGCTTTAGGCGGTGCGGGTCAAACAGGATTAGTAGATGCTAGTCAATATTCTAAATATGGAGCAGGATCAACTAAAGATGCAGAAGGTAATAGAATTAGTTATGCCCAATATCAAAGTGATCTTTATAATCAACAACAACAAACAATTAAAGAATTAGAAGACCAAGGTGTTCAAGTAAGTGATTCTTTAATGAATGTTAAAGATGCTGTTGTATTTAATGAAAAAAGAAATAAAGCAGCTGCTGAAGGAAATCAAGAGGAGTATGATAGACTTAATAATCAAATGTTTGAAAATCAAGCATTAAAAGCATTTCAATCTGGAACTACTAAAGTATTAGAAAATTTATACAAAGCTGAAGCAGAAAGAGATGTTGAAGAAGTTGGACAAGAATATATTGACAAAGCAAATCAAGCTGTAAAAGATTTACAAACTCTTGAAAGTGTTTATAATAATTTTGAAGAATATACTAATGTAAATGATATATTCTTTAATCGTGCTAATAAAATTAGAACAGATAGAAATTTAGGATACATTCAAGATGCTGCTAAAACTAATAATTTAGAATTAGCGCAATTAGTAAGAAACATAGCAGGTAAATATGAATATGACGTTGAAAGAGAAGTTCTTTATAAAAAAGAAGGAGAAGTTGAACGTACAGAAACAGTAACAGAAAAAGCACCATTGACATACTCAATGAGTGACTTAGAAAATAACACAGGACAAACAGAAGGACAGAAAAAGGTTTATAATAAATTTTTAAAAGAAGTAAAAAAACTTGATGCTTATAAAAGAGAAGTGGGTTACCAACAAGCTATAAGTAATGGAGAAAAAATTTTAGAAGATAATAATAAAGAATTTGCAGAGTTAACAAGTCCTGAAGCACAAGAAGCTGCTTTATTAAAACAAGAAAAAGTAGCAGCTATTAAAAGTGCTTATAAAGAAGTAGCAAGTACTAGTTCTAGAGCAAGAATACAAGCTCTAATGGACACTATTGAAGATCCTGATTTTAAAAGAGTAGCACAATTAAGATTAGATGCTTTAGATAAAGCTAAAGCAAGTAACTTACAACAAAAGAAAAAAGACTTTGCTACTAAAACAATGGAGTCTAAAATTTCTAAAGCTAGTTTAGAAGAGTTAGCAACTATTCAAGAAGAAATTAATAAGGCAGATCCTAATGATATTTCTAAAACAGCTAAAGCAGCTTTATTAAATAAAGTAGAATTTAGAGCTAGACAGTTAAATAATCAAGTATTAGATCCACAAGAAACCGCAGAAATTCAAGATCCTTTTGCTGACTTTGATTCTCGGTCCCCAGAAGAATTAGAAAATGAAATAGAGTTAGAACAAAAATCCTTTGATACTACTATTCCTTCAGATTTTCCTAATAATGAAAAAGAAGGTAAAGATGTAGAAACAGAAGTAGAAAATGCTGCTGTAGATTTATTAGGTTCTGATAAGAGTTTAATAATAGGTACAGATGAAAACGGCAACTTAGTTTATAACTATGAAAAAAGTGCTGAAGGTTACAATCGCGCAGCTTTCTTATCAAGGGAGTTTAATCAAACAGAAAATGTAGGAATAGTAGATCGAGAAGAAATAACTAATGATGTTATTAATTCTAAATTACTAGATCCTGATTTTTTGTTAGCAGGTACTGCATTAACAATGGAAGTTGACAATGATTACACAGGAGAAAAATACGACCCAACTTCTACAACAAGAGAAACTATTGCTTGGCCTCTTAGATTAAAACAAATTATAGATAAATATGAAGTATTAGGACAAGACTATAGACAATCATATGAATATATAACAGAAGCTCCTATTAAAGTAACTACAGCAGATGGACAAACAGTATTTTATGTACATGACAATGCTTGGTATAAAGCAGAAAATTTAAGTGCTAGTCCTGAAGAAATTGCTATTGATAAAGAAAAGAATTTCTTAATAAGAAAAGCTATTATCTCTAAAGGAAAAGTAAATAGCAAAGTAGATTATAAAAGCTTTGGAAGATTATTTAAAACAGCTGACGGTAAAAAAGTGACTGTATCAGAAGCTATGCCTGATAAAAATTTAGTATTAGGTATAGGAAAAGATGGAGCTATAGAACTTTCTGGAAATAGTTCAGAAGTTATGAAAGATGCTAAAATCTTAAAGAATAATCCTGAAGATGGTAGGTTATATGCAGTTGTTAAAGTAGGACCTAATGAATACATGCCTATTCCTTTACAAAGAAAACCTATAAACCAAGAAACTGTAGATTCAATTATTTTAGCAATTGAAGCTCACTTAACTAATGATCCTGAAAATGCTGTAGTAAAAGCTATTGCAGAATCTTCTTTAGGATTAGACATTACTACTACTAAAGGATTATCAGATTACTTGAGTCAGTTTATTTACATATATCCTACTGAAGGTAAAGAAGGTTTAGAAAATGCATTAATTAGCAACGGTGGTACTAAAAGTACTTTAAAGTCTTCTATGCCATTAATTACTGTAACTCCTACAGGAATACAATTTGGTAGACCAGGAATACAAGCGGCCAATTATATGGACGCTAATAATAATAAGATAGTACAGTATGCTATTAATATTTCTCAAAATTTTAATAAAACTACTGCAGGAGAAGCTAGAAATAGTTTAAACTTAAATAAACTAAGAACAGTATTAGAATCAGGTAAAGTATTAGCTAATGCTAATAAAAATACTTTAAGCAAAGATGGTAACTCTGTAATTATATTAAATCCTGAAGGAGATACTAAAACAGATACTTATAGAGAGTTTGTAAAAGAGAATTACGAAAGTAATATCTTGTCAGTAAACATAGGCTCAGATGAAAATCCTAAATGGGCCTATACTATACAACCTACTATTTTATTTGACACAGCATTTGCTAACATGCCTACTCAAGTAGTTGCATCTAAAGCACAGTCTACTGTAGCACCTGTACCTAGCCAAACTGCACGTACTACACAAGAACCTACTCAAGCTGTAGAAAAACTTTATTATAAAGGAGTAAATCCTACAGTAGATACAATTGTAACTTCCGATGATAGGGTATTACTTATTAAACGTAAAGAAGGAGCTACAGAAGGGGGCAAGTGGGCAATTCCTGGCGGCTTTGTAGATACTAATTCTAAACCAGGTGAAGCTTGGACTCCAGGAAAAGAAACAGTAGAAGAAGCAGCTGTTAGAGAAATTAAAGAAGAAACAGGTCTTAAAATTTCTCCAAAGTCAGTAGTATTTTCTGAAAAAATTGATGATAGATCTAGAGATCCTAGAAACACAGAAGAGTCTTGGATAGAGAATTCTCTTTATACTGTTAATATTCCAGCAAAACAAATGCAAAAAGCAAAAGGAGCAGACGATGCTTCTGAAGCTAGATGGTTTACTAAAGAAGAACTATCTCAAATGCCTGCATCTGATTTTGCTTTTGATCACAGTAAAGTATTAGAAAGAAATAATTTAAGGACACCTTTAACAGCTAATAATAATATAGAATCTCAAAAAGCTGATATAGAAAGAAGAAGACAAAAAGCAATTGAATTTAATAAAGGAGCTAAACCTGTTACTGAAGAAGATTTTAAAGAATTTGATGAAAATTTTGTACTTACAGAAGAATATAAAAAATTATTAGGTACGTATGATTTTGATTTAGATCCAGAATCTAGATCTGATAATGATTTAGTAGGTAATATTAAATCTATACAAGAAGGTATAGATTTAATTAATGCCAAATATGATGCAGAGTTAGCAGCTTTAGAACAACCTTCTACAGACATAGAAGTTAAAAGAGCCGATATAGAAAGAAGAAAAGCTTTAAGTAAAATAGTTGAGTTAGACACAAGAATATCTGATGAAGAAGTCGATGCAGTACAACCTGAACCAGGAGTAAGGGTTACTTATTATTTACCAGAAGGTAAAACTACAGATGGAAGAGATATTTCAAAAATACCCAGAGGTTCTATTGAAAGATATACTACAGAAACTAAAGTTTTTTATGGTTTTGAAGAAGCTGAACAAGAAGCAAAAGCGTGGATTAAATCTAAATATGATGAAGAACTAGCAGCTTTAGAAGCTGCTCCTATTGCATCTGAGATTTCTGTAGAAGAGCAAGTAGAACAAAATGTTCCTACATCATTAGCAGAAAATATATTAGCGCAAGGAGTTGATTTAGCAGAAATTAATGATACTATCGAAGCATTAAATAGTGGTAATATTAATGAAGAAGCTTTAGCAGAAGCGGGTTATGAATCTACAGAACAAGCATTAGCAGCTTATCAAGAGGCTAAAGATTTATATAATAAAAGAGCTGAAGATACCGAGACTATTACTTTGCCTAACGGTGAGACTATCACTATTACAGGTAATGATTTAGATATTAACGATCTAGCAGAGGATGAAATAGATGATTTTTTAGTTAGAACATTAACTAAAGAACAAATAGAAGCGCAAAAAGGAGAAATAGATGAGATGATCATCTATGGTTTAAATACTACTACTCAGTCATCTTTAATAGCTTTTTTATCAGCTGATATAATTAATGCTGCTTTAAATGCTAAAGAAGTTGGAGGCAAACGCAGCGTAAAGGCTAAAGAAATCTTAGACAAGCATGAAGAGTCTTTTAAAATATTATCTGAATTCTTTAAAAAGAAAAATTTAGTAAATAGAGCAAAACATGTTGATGCTGTATTAAGTCAATTTGATAAAGTAAGAAGATTAGTAAACCAAAACATGAGTAAGTTTACTACAGGAAATTTATCAGAAGAAGTAGAATACGATGATAATCAGCAAGCAGTAGGACTAGAGCGTACCTACGCAGATGATTGGACCTTCACAGTAGACTCTAAGAATACTGCTTCTGCTGATTTAAAACAATTTTTCAGTGTAATAACAGCTCAAGATGAAAATGGTGTAATTAAAAATCCTCTAGGATTTAATGAGATTATTCCTTTTGATGTTGTGTATAATACTCTTCATGAACTACTGGCTAATAAGCCTGCTGATTATGAAACAATGATAGATATCCTAGAGTTAAATTATAATAGATTTCCTTGGATAAAATCAGTAGTAGAAAAATTAGAAGCAGCTCCTGAAAGAATTCAAAACGAGTTTGTTTCTGATATGTCTAAGCATCATATAGACATGCAGTTTGTTATGTGGTCAAAAGATCCTAATGGAAATTATTTATTACAAACATGGTCTGCTAATAAATCATCTATTGAAAATAGACTTAGAGCTATATGGTCTTCTAATTTAAAAGGTGTAGCAACTCAAAGTAACTTAGTTTATGTAGATGAAAATGATGTTTATCAATTTAATCGTACTGTAGCAGATAGTTTAATAGCGCAAGCAGAAGAATTTGGTATGAAGCCTGAAGATGTAACCAATGAAGCATTAGCTACATGGTTAGGAAATTTTGGTATAGTACTTAATGACGAAACTTATAATGATCTTAGAAAAGGAAGATACTTTAATAATGGCAGACAAGACTGGAATAAATTATTTAATAGCTCTAAAGGAATTGTAAAAGTACTTGCTAAAGAACTAAAGAAAAAAATAGACGGGGAAATAGATGTTGAAAATTCTAATATATTAAATGACACAGCAGTAAAAGCATTAGCTTCTTTGGATGCAGCTAATACTTTAAATTCTTTTAGTAACTCTTTTAGAGCAGGTGGTAAAACTGTTTACTCTTATGGAAATAATAATTTCTTAGTAAATCGCATGCGAGATTTAACAGCATATGATTCACAGAATAAAATGTTTTTAAATCCTGATTTAATAGATAATCTAAAAAACATTTCTTTTAGTCGTGATAGTTTATGGCTGGATGAATTAACTAGTGATAAAGAAATAGGAACAAAAACTAGACAAACATTAAAAGTTGGTTATCTATCATTAGAAGCTTTAAAAAGATTATATACTAAATCTGAAGACAATAGAAAATTAAATAATCTTACTGCTGCAGAACATGAAGTAACTAAATTAGGTTTTTTCCAAAATGTATCTGGAGAAATTTTTGACAAAGAAGGCAGAAGAGTCGTAGACTTTTTCTATCCTACTATGTCTGATAAGACTACTATGCTTACGATCAAAGCCCTCGCAAGAGAGATAAGCTATACTAATTCTAAATTATCTGAGGAAAATTTAAAGTTATTATATAAAGCAATAGTACAACCAGAAATAAATAGAATTAGAGACAAGCAAGCTAAAAATGTAAAAGGTTATGAACCTAATTATTTTTATTTCTTGCCTGCTTTAAACAAATTAACTATAGATGTTAATGGTGTAACTAAAAGATTCTTAGATATAGTTTTAGATAAAACAGATGTATTATACGATCCTGCAGTACAAGCAGCTGTAATGTCAGAAATTTCTACAACATTTAATAAATTAGTTTTAGATAAATTAGATGAGTGGAATACTTTAGGTATAGGTAAAATTATAGTAGATGAAAACGGAAAAGTTACCGACAACTATACTTTTATGGATAAATCCTACATGGAAACAGTTGCAAAAGGAACTAAAGGAAAAGGACGTGTAGAATATGCCGCAGCAGATTTTGTATATAATTATTTAATTTCTAATGCAGAAGCCTATAAATTATTTGCTGGGGATCCTGCTTTATATGCTAAGTTTAAAACTAAAAAGAAATATGCCGAAAGCATTAACAAAACCGTAGAAACTTTAACAGAAGAAGACTTAGAAACTTGGTTAGATCAAAACCTACAAGAAACTTTTATAAACATAGGTAAACGTCTTGCAGGAGATATTGCTCCAGGTATGGAGCTAGCTAATAGTATGGATAATGTTTACTATCAAGTTTATTTAGAAGATAAAGAAATTGCTAGTAATAATGTTAAGGATAGTGTTCAGAGAGAATTCTTTGAGAAAATAGTTAGTACATATGCTGATAAGAAAAAAGGATATGGAGCTATAGAAGGATCAGATGCGCAGGAATATACTACTTGGCAAGAGCATTTATATGTAATGAAGCAACTAGGTAGGTTGACTAAAAAGCAATTTGATACTTTTACTAAAAAACTTACTGCGCAAAGTCAAGGTAATTTTAGCAAAGAAAATAGGTTAACTTACGACGAACTAGGAATAATTTTACAGCCAATTAAACCTGTATATGTAGGTAACATAGCTTCTAAAGAAGAAAATGTAGATCGTAGAATATATATTAAATCTTCTAGCTTTCCATTAATCCCAGAATTAACGTCAGGCCTCCAGATAGATAAAATCCGTAAAGGATTAGAAAAGTTTGAAACAGAAGTAGGAAAGACAGTTACTAAGGACGGAGTTCCTGCTTTTGTTCGAGCTTCTTTTGGAACTGCTAATAAAGTAGGAGCCGTTAAAAATTCTGTAGAAACATTTGATGACAATGGCAATGTATTAGATAACTTTGAAGTTAAACCTGAAAATACTTTATTACTATCAAGAGCTAACTTTAGAATACAGCAAGACGTGCCATATAAACGCGAAAAAGATAGCATCAATGTAGGAACCCAGGAAGCAGTGTTATTATTTGTAAATCTTCTTAATACGCAAGTTACTACCGATAAAACAGGTAAAGAATTACTAGATAATTACAATAAAAACTATCAAGAATTATTTGCTTACAATCAAGAAAAGTTGGCTAAAAAATTAGGACTTATAGAAGAAGTTGCAGATGGTGCAGATCTTAGTAACCTAACAAGTATTCCTACAACTGATGTATTTACTAAAGTAGAAGAGTTTAATAACAAACTAAAAAGTGCATCTCCAATTAAAAAAGTATCTATGCAAGAGGTTTTTGCAGAAGAAGTTGGGGAAGATACACTAGAAAGAGTTAACTTTATAAACAAAAATTTTGATAAAATCGTAGAAGAGCTAGCAAAAGCTAAAGTTAATATCTTCTTTGATGAAAATAACGAATTTAAAAAATGTGATTAATGGAAAAATTACTTACAGACATAGAACAAAAAGAGCTTAATAAATTTGGAAAGTTAGAACTTACTGCTTCCCAAGTTTATTTGCATTTGTCTAACCGCATGAAAACATTAGGTTACTTTGGTGCAGAAAAATTTTTCTTATCAGAATCTAATAGTGAAAGAGAACACTATGGTAAAATAGAAAAATTTGCTAATGATTTAGGATGTGAACTTTCAGTAGAAGCTTTAGATGCTGTAGAATGTAATTGCACAGATATTAAATCTGCTTTACAAATGGCATATGATATGGAGAAAGAGTTAATGAATTCTTATGAAACTTCTGCTAGAAAATCTGATTTAACATTAAAAGTAGTTTTATTGTTACAAGACTTTACTACTCACCAAGTAGGAGCCGTAGGAGAATATGGTGATTTGCTAGCAAGATTAGCTCTTACAGATAACATGTTATTATTCGATCAAGAATTAGGCAACTAAAATAATTTATAATGGCTTGTCAGTATTTTGTTAACGGCAACTGGGTTACAGAAGAGCAGTTTAAAGAAATTTTAAATAATGGTTTATTAGACAATCTAATTGCTGATAATACTGTTAAATTAAAAAACTTTAAAATAGATCAATCAAAAGTATTATCTAGAGAGACTAGACGAGTAGAAAGAAAAACTATTCCCGCTGCAAAGCTTGCTGATATATTAGCAAAAGAAATTAAGTCTCGTCAAGGATATCCTTCAAACTTACTTTCTGCTTTAGAACTTACTGAAGATGGCCAAGATTTTAAGATTCCATTATGGGCATCTCCTTATGCTGCAAAATTTGAAAGCTTACTTACTTCTCTCGTTACTAATAAAGTTATTAAACAAAAGTTTGCAGGAATGTCAGGAGTCCTTGGATCAGAAGAAGGATTTAGAATTAAACAAGGAGATGCTGCTGCAGGAGAATTAAAAAATTCAGGTATTGTATTTACTAAAAACTTTGATCCAGAAAAAGGATTACAACCATTACGTGTAGATCCTGAAACAGGTAAAATGCTTCCTGCACAAATAATGTTGCCTTTTAAATTTAGAGACGAATCTGGAAAAATTTTGCCTTTAGAAGATTTTTTAATTAAAGATGAATCTGGAAAATTTATATTAGATACTTCTAAATTTCCTCAAAAATTATTAAATCTTTTTGGTTTCCGTATTCCTACACAGGAACGTAACTCTATGGCAGCTGTAGAAATAGTAGGATTCTTACCTGAAGCATCTGGAGATCTAATTTTAGCACCTAGAGATTTTACAAAACAAATGGGTTCTGACTTTGACGTTGATAAGTTATATACTTATATGTACAATCATTTCTACGACAGAAATACAGGAAAGATCTATACTAATTTTATATCTAATAAAGAAAAATTAGAAAAATTAATTAAGATTCAAAAAGAAACTATTGAAGATTTAAAAGCAGAGTTTAAATTAAATAAAGAAGATAGAAAACTAATTGATGCATATATTAAAGAAAAATTAGAATATACATCAGAAAATGAAGAAATACCTAGTGAACTATCACAAAAAGCTTCTGAAATAATTTCTAAAAGTTTATCAGAAGATTTACAAAATAAATTAGATGCAGCTTTTGATTCATTATCAGTATTAAATAGATCTTATAAATCTTCTAGACAAAATAATATACTAGATGTGCATCTAGATATTATGACTAGTAATAATCCAGAAGTTATTTCTAGTATTATAGCATTAGATTCCTTTGGGGAATTTGAAGATCTAGCTGCTGACATAAGTAAAATACGTAAAGCTCAAGGCTTAATTTCTGATCCTGTTACTATTCTTTCAGATTCTTATCAAAGAAAAAAGTTTATTAATGCAACTGAAGGTAAAAATGGAGTAGGTGCATTCTCTTTAGACTCTACTTTTAATGCTACAGCACAAGGAAAAGATTTGTTATACGTCAATATGAGCGACGAAACATATCAAGATATTATAAATAATAATGCTCCAGGTAGTATAGCTGCAAAATTATTAGAAAACAATAATCCTGTAACTAAATTTGGAGATACTGTTTCTATGGGGGATCTTTCTAATGAATATACTTTAAGATCTCAACAGCTTATTATTAAAGCTAAAGCAGAAAAAAGAGAATTAACTAAGAAAGAAAAACAATCTTTAAAATTTAAGTCTAATATTATTAGGGCCCTACAATCTACATCAGTGGATAATGAAAAAGCACAGATCTTAGATAAATTAAACATTAATGATAATACTTTTGATGCTATTAGAGCATTAGTGCAATTAGGTTTTGAAGAAAAAGATATCGTAGGTTTAATTACTCAAGAGATTGTTTGGGAATATGTAAGTAATTTAAAAGAAGCAGGATCTTCTTTAATGGGCTATACTCCTAATATGGAGCAAAAAGTTTATGAAGATCTTATAAAAAAATATGACAAACAAGAAAGATACAATAAACTTACTGTTGCACAAATAGAACAGTTTAGTTCTGGATCTAGTGAAAAATTATTAGAAAATATAGCTAATAAAAAATTACAAGAGTCTAATAAAGAAACTACTACACCTGATTATAATATAGAACAGCTAGCATTACTAGATAAATTTAGATATTTAACAGAAGTAGGAAAAGATATTAAAAAACTACAATCAGGAATAAATGCATTCTCTAAAGGTCTTCCTAAATCTTTAATAGAAGTACAAAGTAAAATCAAACAAATAAGCAATTTAACTACTTCTAAAGTATACAATGCCGATAAGTTATTAGGAGAAATTAATAATGAAGGGATATTAGTAAATCCTACTACTCTTAATGGATTTGCTAGTTATTATGGAACTAACTTTGCAGATAAAATATTTAATAATTATTTTCCATATAATATTCAAGGATTTAAAAGTGTAACACAGGAAGTGCAAGCTCACATGCCTCAAGGAGCAGATATAAGTGTTACTCGCCAAGCAGAATTACAACAAGAAATATTTAATAATGTAAAGTCTTTCTTGTATGCAAATTCTGATACTAATCTATTTGGGGAAGATCCTGATTCAGAGCGCAGAAGATTATTTGTAGATTCTAAAGATAATATGAGTCTTGCAACTATTCTATCTAAGTTATCTAGTCAAGAATGGTTTCAAAAAAATGGTTTCTTAAACAAACTTTCTTTTGATTTAAATAAAAACGGTAAAGTTTCTAGAATAATGTTTGAATCTGCAACAGGTGAAAACTTTGATGAAAGAGATATATATGATGGATTTAATTATTTATTAAGTAAAAATTTTCCAATAAAAAATCCATCATCCCCAGATGGCACTTTTAATAGTATAGAATATACTTCTAGAATGCTGGCACAAGAACTTGTAGCTGCTGCATATTTAGAGGGCGGTACTCAAGGAGCTGCACAATATTTAAAATATATTCCAATATCTTATTTAAAATCTTTAGGATTTGGCGAATACCTAGCTAATAGTCCATTTGATTTTGCTAGTACTTTTTTTGGTAATTTATCTACAGGAGGGCCTATATATACAATGCCTTCTGCATTTACTAGACAATATTTTCAAAATAATCCTAGTGCTACAAAGACTATAACTATGTCAGATATAGAAGGAGCACCTGATAAATTAGAAAATAGTTTTAAACTAAATAAAGAAGCTACTAAAAATAACTTTGTAGATATTATAGATCCTGCTACTGGAGATCTTACACAAACACAAACTAAATTTATTAGCATCTATGCCCCTAAAGAAGTAAACAAATATGTTTTATATGAATTTGATGAAGTAGCTAGAGAATATAAGAAAATACCTGTACTATCTGATAAATACGACTTTGTAGCTTATAACTCAGAAAGAAGATTCTCTACACCTATAGAAAGTGGAGAAATAGTTACTACTACTCCTCCGCAATTAAACTTACCAGGATACGGCATTAACAGTATACCTGTAGAGCCTAGTAAAGAGTTTAACATTAATGTCGTAAATAATACTGCTAAACCTGCTACAGGAAATAGTTTAGCTATTTCTAAAGATTTATCAGGTACTAAAGAAGCTGTAGATGATTTATTTAATGTCTTAGAAACTGCGCCAGGTATATCTAAACTTAATGCACAATTGATGGTGTTATTAAGAACTTTAGAACTTCCTAAAGGATTTAAAGTTGAGTACGCAAAGAAAGGTAAAACAATTAAAGGAGGTTATAATTATAAAACAAATACCTTAACAATAAATACAGATATTTTTAACGAGTTATCTACTGATGAAATAGCTACTACTATAAATCATGAATTAATTCATGCAGTTACAGGAAAAGCTATTAAACTTTATGAAGCAGGAAAATTTGATGAACTTACTGATAAACAAATTGAAGTTATTCAAAGATTACAAGAAGTTCAAAAACAATATATTGATTATTTAATAAGCACTGAAGGAACAAAAGGAATAGAAACTTTTGCTAAAGCTTATGCAGAATTTAAAGAGTTAGGTAAAAAAGGAAATTGGACAGATGAGGAGCTTAGTAAGTACTATGGTGCTATAAAACTTTCTGAGTTTGTAACAATGGCTCTTACAGATTCTAAATTCCAAGAGCACTTAAATCAAATACCTGGAGATAATAATAGAACTCTTTGGGAGCAAATTAAAGATTTACTTGCTAGTTTAGTTAATGCATTAGGATTAGATATTAAACCAGGTTCTGCTCTTGTAGTAGCAATAAAAGATTCTTTAGATTTAATTAATGTAAATCAAGAAATTTTTAAAGATCAGAAAGTTACTAATCAACCTACTCAACCATCTATTCAAACTAATGAAAATATGTCTTTAGAAGATTGGGAAAATTATAGTAGTATTAATGATCTATTTGACGAATCTATTACAGAATCATTGATTAGTAGGGATAAATACGAAAACTATTTGTTAATTTGTGGAAAATAAAATACGATGGCAGAAGTCTGTGCAAATAAAAATAGTAAGGAATGGAAGATGCTAGTTTCTCAAACAGGAGAGACTTTAGCAAATCTTGCATTCATGGCAAATGGTAATCAAATTCCCGATGTTAAGCCTATTACAGAAATTAAAAAAGAAATAGGTTTTAAACCTTTAGTAGAAAACTTTGCAGGAATAGGTAATAAATTAAGAAAGTACAATCAAAAAAACGGAACGTCACATTATTTTATAAAAGAAAGAGCTTGGGGTAATACTTTTAGATTAACTCTAAAGTATAACTACTTACCTGTTAATATAGAAAGACAACGTCAAAGAATGGCTGCTAAAGGGGATCCTTTATATGTTATTAATGACTTTGATCCAAAAGCATTTAGTGATATTTATCCTAATGTACCTACTCCTCAAATTATAACACCTCCTACACAGCCAGGCAAACAGTTAGATATATTTTCTGATGACATAGATGAGTTACTTACAGGATCAGAAACTAGAGTAACTGCTGTAGAGCAGAAAAGAAAACAAAAGATTAACACTGATATTATAAAACAACGTGAGCAATTAAAAAAAGCAGATACTCCAGAAGAAGTTAGAAGTATATATGCTAAATTAGAAAAACTACAAAAAAGTTTAGACTTAGCAGAAAAAAGAACTATTTTATCTAGAAATATAGAAAGCTTTGAAGATGTAGAAAAGTTTGGTAAAGTACAATTAAAAGAAATAGAAACTTTACTTAAAAATCCTGCAATAAGTTATGATGATGTTTATTATGCTCAAAGGATTCTTAATTTATGGACAAAAGCAGGAGATTTTTCTAGTAAATCTAATGAACATATTTTTTTAGATCCTGAAGAATTTGAATCTTCTGAAGATGTAACATTACCTGATGGTACTGTAGTACCTTCTGTACGTTCTAGATTTAGAGCTTTAGGAGCTAAGGCAGAAGATTTACAAAGTCAACTTACTACTATTAGAGATCAATACGTTACAGATTTTGTAAATCAATATACTGATGGGGGATTAACTCAAGAAGAAGTTTTTAAGGCTATGAAAGATGTCCATAAGATGGCAACTTTAACTTTAAATCTATCTCGTCATGATGATGCAATGTTGCAAGCTATATTTCTTTCTGTAGAATCTGCTAATATAAAAGCACAGCAAGAAGTAGATGAAGTTTGGAAAAAGCTTGATAGCCTGACCCCAAAATTTTTAAGAAAAGCAGGCGGTAATTTTGAAATTTTAAAACAAAAAGATTCTTCTGGTAAAGAAACAGGAAGAATAGTACATAGATTTTCTGCAGACTTTTTTGACATTAGAAATAATCTAATGATGGAAGCTTTTTATAAAAAAGATCTTAACACAGGAGATTACAAAAAAAATCCTGCAGGAATAAAAAGCTACTATGATTGGATTAATAAAAATACTATTTCATTTGATCCAAGAATGTTATTTGAAGATAGCCTTCTTGAAGATGGTTCTATGCCTGAAGAGTTTTTATACAATAGAGTTAAATTTGATGAAGCTCAAAAGCAGGCTCATATTGCAGAATTAAAAGCACAGTTAGGCGAAAAAGGTTATAATTATTATCTCCAACAAATGGAGAAAAGAATTGAGAAATTTAAAGTTCGTAGAGAAGCTATATATGAAAGCATGCAATCAGAACCTGAATTATCTCAAGTAGAAAAAGATGCTTTATTTGAAAACTGGCTAAAAGAATATTCTCCTTATTGGGGAGTTGACATGGTAGAAAATCCTGCTCAAAGAGAAAAAGGCACTAGTACAGAAGGAAAAAAAGAATACTATTCTCCAAAAGGTTTAAGAGAATATGTAGAACAAGTTCCTAGAAAATTTGTAGATGGTAAAGAAACAGGATGGTACGATAAAAACTTTCAAAAAATAGAAGCAGATGAAGATCTATTAGCTTATCATACTTTTCTTAATGAAACTCTTAATACATTAAAATATACTTTACCTGATAATAAACAAGCAATACTAGGAGAAGGTGTATTACCTACTGTCCAAAAATCTTTAATGGATATTTTTAAAGAAAAAGGATTAATGATGGGTGTTGTTCCTTTTTGGGACAAAATGAAAGAATTACAGACCACTACTGATTTATCTACTACAGTAACTACTGATGTAGATGATTTAACAGGAGATAGAGAAAAAAATATTCAAATACAATTTTTAGAAGACCCTACTAATAAAATAAAAAATCTAGTTAGAGAGATGGCTATACGCCATAAACAGGAAACAGGAAAACCTGCTACTGCTGCAGACATGGCTAGATTTAAAAGAGAAGCACAAGATACTTTATCTAAACAAAAAAGTTGGGACGTTACTAAAGTACTTAAAGCATGGTCTTTAACAGTATTAGCACACAAACATAAATCTTTTATAGAGCCTCAGATTAGATTAGCAGATCAAGCTTTTAAATCTAGAAAAGAAATAGTAACTAATAAAGCAGGATTACCCCAAGAAAAAGATGGTCAACCTTTAAATGAAACAGGTTTAAATAACTTACAGTCCGCATTAGATTACTATTTAGATGTAGACATGTGGGGTATAGGCGGAAGAAAAGTAGAAGGTGTTACTAAAACTAAATTATATACTAAAGAAGAGCAAAAAAGAAAAAAAGAATTGGAAGCTTTATTAGTTTCTGAAGAAGATGAAGAAAACAAACAGTTTATTCAAAATCAAATTGATGCTTTAGGAGGATTTAGAACAGGTAGTGGTGTAGTAGATACAGTGCTTAAATATCAAACCTTAAAAGGACTAGGGTGGAACTTATTTTCTGCAGCATCTAATATTGGATTTGGAGCAATTTCTAATATAATAGAAGGAGCTGACGGTAGAAATTATTCTACAAAAGATTTGCGTAAAGCAATGTTACTTACTACTAATTCTATAGGAAGAAATCTATTTTTTAATACTTGGGAAGGTGTAAATTCTAATGCTGTTAAAATTAGAACATTAATGGATAAATGGGATTTAATGAAGACTTCTAATAATGAAACCTTCAATACTTCTCAAAAATCTTCAATGTCTAAATTAAAAAGATTTGGACCATTTACTTTGCAAGAAAGATCGGAGTACTTAAACCAGGCTCCTATTATGATAGCAGTAATGATGTCAACAAATGAAGACGGTTCTCCAAGATTTCCTGCAAAAGATGCAGAAGGAAATACTGTTACTATTTGGGATGCTTATGATGTTAGAACAGGTAGTTTAAAACCTGGATTTACAACTGATGTAGATGAAGTAAAAATGATTCAAAAAATAAAAAGAATCATTGAAATGAATCACGGTGATTACGCTAATCCTCTACAAATAAAATCTACTGCATTAGGAAGAGCAGCATCCCAGTTTAGAACTTGGATGTTTGAAGGATTTGCTAGCCGTTTTGAATCAGAAAAAGTAGACTATGCTTTATCCTATGGTTTAGATGAACCTTATATACGCAAAGGTCGTTACCGTAGTTATAGTAAAGGACAATTAGTTACTGCAGGAGCAACTTTAGGCACAACATTTTTACCAGGTATTGGTACTGCAATAGGTGCAGGAGCTGGTTATCTGGCAGGTAAATTTTTTGGAATGCAGACTAATGAATCTGTTATAGGAGATACATTGTTTACATTAAAACAATTATTAAGAAAATTAATTTTTAAACCTACACAATTCCAAGATAAATTTAATGCTACAGATGCTGCTAATATGCGTAAAAATATGACAGAGTTATATGTGTTATTAACATTAGCAGGTGTAGGACTATTACTATCAGGTCTTGCAGGAGATGATGATGACGAGGATGAAGCAATGGTAACTAATTTCTTGCTTAATCAAACTATTAGACTCCGTACTGATGTAGGATTTTATACTAATCCTTTAGAATTTGAAAAACTTACTAAAACAGCTATTCCAATGGCAAGTTTAGTAGAAGAAGTAGCTACACTATTTGCCGATATAGGAAATTATTTTGGAGAAGATTCTAAAGAAAAGTCAATTTTTGAATCAGGACCGTTTAAAGGAAGACCTAAATTTTTAATACATGCAGGGCAATTATTACCAGGAACTGCACAAGGTATTAGATTATACAAAAGTGGAACTAAAGTACTAGATTAAAAAGAGCAGTATTAATTACTGCTCTTTATGTAATCTTTCAAAAAGTTTTTCTGCACAATCTACAGCAAGATCGGCTAAAACATCAGTACGATGTTTAACATATTCAGGATTACTAAGCATTCCTTGCAAAGCTAACATAGCACAATATTCAAACTTATTTAAGCCCATAAATCCTTCTAAATGATTAGGATTTTCTGTTACTACGCCTTTATCATCAACTATTGGATGTATCGGCAATTCTTTTTGTTTCATGGTATTGTTCTAATTCTTCGTCTGTTAACTCTTTTAACACACATCTGGAAAGATCTATCCCTGAGCGAGTTAAATTAGTTATCAAATGTAGAATTTTTCCATCAGATTTTGCTATTTGTTCTCCAATAAATTCTATGCCCATCATAGTATTAGCAGCATTAATTTCATCAGTTTGCCAAATTAAATCCCTGTTCTTGCTATTTTTTAAATTTAACGCATTAATAGCTTCTCTAACTTTTTGTTTTATATTACCTTGATCATACACAGTTCCTTCAAGTTCTAGTTGACAATTTAATACAACCTGCATAGCAGATAAAAGAATAATATATGTTATTGCTTCTTCACTAGGTTCTTCCATATTTAAATTTTATTTTGTCTTTTATAATCCATAAAAAATCCTATAGCTACTATAATGTTCATACCAATAGAAGCTATTATTTCATATATATCGTCGTATACGTTTACACTAAGATGTATATGTCCTACCATCCAAAATGGAATAGCAAGATTCTGAGAAATCCATATTATTAAAAATACTAGGAAGTTTCTCATAGATCAGGTTCTTGAAACCTATGTGATTTTAATACTTTATTGTCAGACAAACGGTAAGTTATAAAATAGTCTCCTACTTTTTTAGAATATGTTTGTATATTTCGGTCTAAATACTTTTTATAAGTAATAGTTGCATCTTCTTCAGAGACATCTGCTTTTGACATATTAGACTCATAAATTTTAGAAATAACCTCATGCGGATCTATACCAAATTCCATCATAGCTCTAATAGTAACCCATAGTAAATCGCCTAAACCATCTTTAGTAGCTTTAAAGTCTTTATATCCTACTGCTTCTGCAGTTTCTAAAAACTCTTCGTCAATAAGATCTAATGCTAATTTAGCCCTAGATACTTCAGGAAATTGCTCTTCTGTTAATACAGGCAATCCAAAAGTCTCACTCCAATGTTTGATCATTTCTACGATACCTTTTTCTGAATTTTTTTTCATAATTTAAATAAAATTGTTTTTCATAATAATCTAAATCTTCCCAATTGTATACAGGAGTAGTTAACATTTCTTCTTCTGTAAAATAACTAGAATCTTTATGCCCTAAGCAAGTTCTTTTTTTACTAGCTAATATTAAATATTGATCTATGACTTTAAATACTTTAGGAACTCCTACATTAAAAATATTAGCTATTTCTGCTGCAGATTTCCCATCTTCTATACATTTCCCTACAAATTTAATTTCTTCAGCAGAAAAATATGTAAACTTACCAGGAGAGTATTGCTTCTTTTCCATATAAACTTTCTAATAATTTATCTACTTGTTTAAAATTAGGACACTGCCATTGTCTAAATGCTTTATTAGCTACCATAGGATGTTCCCAAGAAAATACATGATGATTAATAGAGAGTATCTCTGCATATTTATTAGCTTCTTTACCCCATAATAAAAATATAGTACCTGGTTTGTATTTTTCTATAACATATAATATACTACCAAAGAATTTTTTAAACTTTTCACGATGAGATTTAGGAGTATCTTTTCTTGCAACTAAGCTTCTGTTAAGCATTAGTATTCCTTGTTCTGCCCATCTTTCAAAAGTATTATCAAAGTCTAATCCTAAGTCATTATTATAGTCACTAACGCAGCGTCTTATAGCTTCAGCTGAAGAATTAGTATAGATAGAAGAAGTATCAGAAAATGCTAAAGGACCAAACCCTGTATACATTCCAGGTTCAGTAGATATTATTACTATTTTTAATTTATCCCAAGGACATAATTTAAAAGCTTTAAATACATCTTGTAATCTTTCAGGATACATATCAGATAATGCATAGTCTATATTTAAACTATTCATTAATTCTCCCATATAATCACTTTTTAATAAAGGCTTTAAAACTTCTGTCCAGCTTTCTCCTAATTGGTCAGTCCAATATTTTTTTGTCCTCATTTTTTTTATTTTCTTCTTTCCAAAAATGATTACAAATTGCTTCATTTTTGTTCATTACATAAGGAGGTTCCATAAAATAAGCTTGTCTAAATTCATCAGGAGTAGCCGTAAATCTATAGCAAGAAAATCTTAAAGGACATTTATGTCCATCACACATTGTTATATCTGGCATATCGTAAAAATTAAGGAGGAGTTAATTAAAACTCCTCCGATGGTATTAAATTAATTTTAGTAGGCAAAGATATTAATGTTTCTTTACTTAATGTCTCCTTATCTAGTTCTAATATTGGCCAAACTTCCTGATCATATAAAAACCCAGGAGAATAATAAGTTTCAGTTTTTAAGCTTAACCTTTCTTCCCAACTAATTTTTAATGCTTCAGCTTTATTTAATATTAAAGGCAAAGTATAAGGCTTACCGCTAAAGAAATGATTGCTTAGAATTAGTTTTTTAGCCTTTGCAGTAATCTTAGAATATGCGCCTATCATAATAAATTTAAAATCTATGATGTTATACTTAGGAATTTTCATTACAAAGATTAAGCATTCTCCTATACTATAATCATCTACATAATTTTCAAATGCAGTTATTGTAGAATAAAAAGAATCAAAATCTTTGTCTCGATAATCTCTTACAGTAATAAACACATATTTATTATCTTCATCACTTTGATATTTAATAATATTAGCATCTTGCAAATAAGCATTTAAGAATCTATTAGTATATTTTACCCTGCCAAACATGTCAGTAATATTGCAGGTAAATAAATCTTTAGGAACTTCTAATAACGGAAAAATAAAAGTTGCTGTTTTTGTGAATTTCATACTACTCATAACTCAATATACATTTCTCCATCATTATCATAATACTCCATAGGATATTCCCAAGCATTGTTGTTCATAGCGTACTCATATCTTAACATTGCTTGTTCAAAACCATCTAAAGATTTGCCATTAGACAAAGTTCCCCCAGAAAATCCTATATCAAGAACTTTTTGATTTACTATAAAAACCATAGGAGAATTAAAAAGATTTTTTTCTACAACAATATATAAAAAGTCAGAAATCTTATAATCTTTATCTAAATACTTAGCAATATCATCATGAAGAGTAAGGCCATATTTATACACAGCTGCTTGGAAATCATATCTATAATACCAAAAATCAGAATTAAATCCTAAAACACTTTTACCTGTAGATTTAAAATCTATAGGAATAATAGTTTTATCATTATGATCTATAATTACTCTGTCTAACTCGCCTTTAATATTATAACCTCGCCAATTAAATTCTATAATAAATTTATCTAAGATATCTCTGTTAGATTTAGCTTTTTTTACTACAAACTCCCTAGTGTATTTATCACTGGACAATGCCATTTTACAAGCTACTGCTTTAGCATACTCAGTTTCTGATACTACTATTTTTCCTATAGTATTTTTTATTTCTTCAAAATAGCCGTTACCTAATTCTATGATTTTATTTACCCTAGTTTCCTCTTTCCATACAGGATATAGACCTAGATAATTACAATGCTGCAAAATTAAGTCTCTCATAGAATCTAGAGTCACATTAGTAAGATCCATATTTAGACTATTGCATTCTTCAATAATATTATCTATCACTGATTTTACTGATTCAGTACATTTAATAGCGTCATCTACTACGGCATATTTACTTTCAAATTCTTCTTTTGTACCAGTAAGCATGATGTCTAATATAGAACCAAATATAAAATGGTCTTCAGTAGTTTTTCTGTTTTCTTGTTGAGCCTTTTTTGCTTGCAAATAACTTTGAGGACTCTCAAGAATTTTCTTTAGACTACTTTGATTTAGTGCATCTATTTCTCTATACTCCATTATCTTTTAATTGTTTTAAGTTTATATACTAATTTTCTATCTTTTAGGTTATTGACAGGAATAAATTCATAGGTAGTGCGACGAAGATACTCCACAGTATCATCGGGAAGAATTCCTTTCTTAATTAACACGTCATCTAGGCATTTAAGCCAGATGAGTGCTAGATTACCAATATCCCAATTAGGTTTATAACCTTCAGGAGCAGGTCTCCATTGCACTTTTCTTTTATTAGTTTCCTTGTCTAAAACCATTTTCATGTTTCCAAAATTTATTGGAGCATATACAGTAAGCCTTGTTTCAACAGGTCCTTGAATAGTAAGATTCTCAGGAATATGTTTTTCTATATATCCATGCATGGCTGCCACTAGGGCAGCTCTTGTAGTATAATGTGCTGATGCATGAATTTTATTATAGCCTATTTTAACCCAGATCTTTTTGCTTTGTGGAATATGCGTGATAAATTCTGGAAATTCTAATTTGAGTTCACTTACCATAATTTTTAAATTTTAATTTATAGCCAAGTTAAGGATTCAGGAGTAGTATCGTCACTATTTTCCTGTGCAATCTCTTCTTGCACAGTAGGAACAAACTCAGCCATTGTTTTAAATTCATAATTATGATTTAAAAATGCTTTTAACTCGTCACTGATAGTAATAGATTTTACTTTGAAAGCTGCTTGATTGCCACCATGTATAATTTCACCCGCATATCTATGCATCAGTATATCTAAAGCTTCTACAGTTAATACTCCTTTATCTTTTAAACTTTGGATTATTGTGTCTAAATGACTAGAAAAACTATATCTATCTTTGCCCAAATAAGTTAGTAAGCTCTTGAAATTCACATGGTTCTTAGTATTAGAATTGTGCATTACATTTCCATATTCTTTAAACAAAATATGTATATACAGCAAGCTCTCTTTGTATTTACTATTAGCCATAATTTCCATAGCAATTACATGATTATCTTGATCAGAACTTTTAAACATAGTGCTTAATTGATCAAATACTTCAGAATCTATTAATATAGCATCGTCGCTATTTAGTTTATCAATTAACCCTGTTTCATGTGTAATAATTCTATCTTCTAAATCTTTTGCTAAATCATAATATTCAGAATGTACTTCATATAAATAATCAGATTCTCTACATTGATAAGCAACTGCTCCAGGATTTATTATGGAACTTTTATAGCATTCTAAATTAGCATCACTAATAAAATTTATAGACTGCCAATCTGAATATACATAATTTAAAGTATAAAATTCTAAAGCAGTAACTATATTATCATATTCATGAACATCTAAATGAGGCTTTAATGCTTCTACACAATCTTTAAAAGCATTAGTTTTAATTTTATATAACCATTTAGATTCTGATAATTTACTCTCAGTATTCTTTCCACCAAATATAACAGTAGCATTATTTACATCTCTAGCTATAGAAATATTGTAGTCTAAGATTAACTCTTTAACTTTTACTCTAGGAATATTTACACCAGGTAAAAAATATAATTTATCACCTATTTTAGGAGTATAATCCTGTTGTACAATTTTTAAAGAGTTTCTTTTAGAAAAAGCACCTACCATGTCTATTTTTATAGAGAAATACCCAATTTTTCCAGAAGTCTCAACACCTGCGTCTATATTAAATTTTAAACAATTTTCCATAATTTTTAATTATTTAATAGCCATTTGAGCTACTTTAGGATTTAACATTAATTTGCTAAACTTAGGTTTGTTACCATTAAGTAATTCTTTAATGACATAATATTTTAAGTCATCAGTAAATACCTTGGCATCAGTAGTAAGTTTTGTAAGTCTATCTATAACATCTTGAGAAATAGATTTAGTAGTTGCTTGAGTTAGGCAATAATTTATAACCCTAGTTGCAATAACACTAGATAAATCAGCTCTAAAATCATCATCTTCTCCTATTAAGTTCTTTAAAGACCCCATTACATAGACTTCGTCCTTAGTCAAGATATCTTCAGGAGATAAGATTTTATCTAGTTTATTATTAATAAACATAGTAAACATAGAACTAAAATCATAGCCTACAGAACCTTCACCAATCATCTGAATCAGCGGCAACTCTTCCTCAAATTTTTCTATAGAACTAATAGAGTTAAAGAACGTAGTAATAGATCTTGGATTAACCTTTTGAGTTACTAACTCAGGATTCATCAACATGAAATTAATACAACGATTATCTATCTCTACTTCTTCTGCCCAACGAGCCCATACTTTCTCGTCAAACTTTAGATCTACAGAAATAAATCTAGTTTGTTGCGCAACGTCTAAGCTAGTAACATTATAGTCGCCATTGTCAGGATTAGTAGTTAATACAACATGCCAATTTTTAGGTAACTTCCAGGAAATATATTCTTGCCTATCACAAATTTCCATTACTGCTTGCATAAATCTATGATCAGCACGAGTAAAATCGTCTAGGATTAATATACCACCTTCGCCTTTACCTTCGATCCATTCTGGCGCAGCATGAGACATCCTTTTACCTACTACTCTATAACCTTTAGCACTTGCTGTTTCAATTTCTTGCTCAGTAATCCATAGAGTTTTACCTTCTGAATTTTTAACTTGAAACTCTTTAATAGGAAAGCCGATTAAGTCACCCAATTCTTCTAGTTGAGAAAGATTTAACTTAACTACATTTAAGTTTAACTCTTTACCTAACTGCAAAATACTAGAAGTTTTACCAAGACCAGCATCACCAGAGATATTTACAGTCACAGGAACTTTTCCTTGGTTTTGAATAAATTGATTGTTTTTAACAATATGCTTCATGAAGCTTTTTAATTCATCTACATTTAATTGTATTTGATTCATAGTTTTAATTTTTTAAAGTTCTAATTTTATTACTTTGCCAGGAAGGCTGTTATTTAATTCTGATTTTTCTGATAATACCCAAAGAATATCTTTATTAGGCTTTAGACTAGTGTCACATTCACCGTCAGTAAAATAGATTAAGCTAGTATATTCTTTGTGTTGCATATAATATTCTAACACAGGGTCAAAACTAGTTCCACCACGGCCAGAGACTTTTAACTCAAACTTGCCTTTATAATCTTCTATACTATTAATTTTAGTGTCACATTGTATAATAGTAATATCTACTCCTGCTTTATGTAAATGATAAATCTCATTCATAAATTCTTTTAATTCATCATTACTTACTGAACCAGAAGTGTCGATACCTAATAGCATCTTTTGGCGCATTTTAATCTTCAGACCTGGATTGTCAGAGTATCTTTTGTTATCTTTTCTACGAAGTTTTTTAGTAAATATTTTAGTGCTTACACCAGTATACCTTCTAATATATCCTCGCCAATCAAACTTAGGTTTTAAGATTTCTTCGATAATTATCAATCCCTCTATTTCTCCAGGAACATGGCCGCGTTTTTTAAGAGTCTCTTCTTTAGCATCAGACATTAGTTTTTGAACTTGTCGCTCAATTAACTTTTGCTCAGCTTCAGATAAATCTTCAAACTCTTCCCAAGTGCTATGATCAGGTAAATTGCCATTATCTAGATCATCTAAAAGCTTATCCATGTTCTCATTACCAGAAGTTCCAGTTTTATCTTTTTGATCTTTAAAATCTCTTAGCTTATCATAATAATATCTACAGCCTGCTTTGCGATCTAATTTTAGATCTTCATAGTTATCTATATCAATGCCGCCTTCGGGAAGATATTCTTTATTGATATATTGATTAATCTCCATATCCATAGCTACGTTAGCAAGTTTACGATCAGAGAATTTAAAGAATATACCTAGATGATTAAAAGCAATATGAAGCAGCTCATGTTTTAATAAACCTAATTTGTGATCATCAGATAAACTATCCCAAAACTCAGGATTAATAGCAAGTTGATAGTTAATACTATTTTTACTAACACCCGCAGTAGGAAGATTATTACGCCAGACTTTATTTAGTTTAATCAAAAAGAGCCCGTAATAGGGCTCCTTAAGTATTAAATCCTTGCTGATTTTACTCAGCGATTCAACTTTATCTCTCATAATTTCTACATACTATGTAAAAAATCATTCATAGTATCTACAGCTTCTGAATATCCTTCTGCTTTACATTCATTAGCCAAATCTTCTACTTTTTCTATGATTTCTTCTTTTAATTCATCTGTTAATGTTTGGATATTTAGTTCTCTAATCCAATCAATAAAATTATCTAAATCTCTCATATTACAATTTGTTTAATTCTTTAATTACTTCTTCCCATTTAACTTTATCTTCTATAGGAGCTAATGTTTTAATAGTTTCTGCTTGTTTAATAGCTTCTTCAACTGCTTTTTCTTCTCCACAAAGACTTTTATAACTAGAATATAGCTGCAAAGCTTTGTTTCTAGAAAATATTTTAATATTCATAAATCTTTAATTTTTTCATTAATAATTTCTACAGATTTTTTGATTCCTAGTTTCTTAACTAAATCACTAAAGTCAGTAACACCAGGTAATTCAGGCACAAAAAAATGAGGTATATTATATTTATTTGTGAAATTTTCAGATAACTTAATACCTGCAGCATCATTGTCAAATAGACAAATTACTTTAGAAAATCTAGATTTATATTCATCCATTACAGAGTCTTTCATTAAGACACTCTCTGACTGTAAGCCAATAGCAGATATTCCTAAACAATCATGGATACTCATTACATCTTTAAGAGATTTTGTTATAATTAACAACTTTCCTTTACTAGGCAATTGAGTATAACCTTGATGTACAGAATAATTAGCATTGTTAATCCATTTCTTTAATTTACTTTCAAAGGGTTGATAGATTTTATAGCTAACTCTATTATCTTTTAACTCTACATATGCATAAGCATATTCAGCTGCTTTTACCGCAGTGTCATTATAGAAAATATAATCAACAGGATGAACATTAAATTTTTCTAAAGTACTCTTTTTAATTCCAAAACTAGACCAATAATTTTTGTCCTTAACTAACCATGCTCTTGATTTTATGCCAAGCTTTACGCTTTCTTTATCTACTATTCTTGTATAGTTTACAGTTTGTTTTGTAAGATCTATATTAAAGTTTGCTAGTTTTAAATCATAAGCAATCTTTTTTAGAGCAATAGGATAATCAACATTAAACATCTTCATTACTAAAACTACAAAATCGCCACAATCTTGAGTAGCGAAATCTTTAAACATTAAAATGTTTCGATGATGTTTATGAAAATATAAAGCAAAAGATGGAATATTATCTTCACGCAAAGGACTATGAAATACCCCTAAAGAATTAATATCTTCTCCTAAATAAAAAGAAAAGATTTCTTCTTGAGTAATGTGTTTTAATATATCTTCTCTAGTAATTTGAGAATTATATTCAATAGAATTAAGATTTATATTCTCCATAAGAAAAAAAGAGAGGGACGTTAGTGCCCCTCTCTGTAAAGTTAATTAGTTTTTAATCACCAATCATCTCCAGCAACAAGATCGTTTGCATTTGCTGGCCCACTAGTAGGAGTTACAAAAGAATCTTCTTGTACTCTATCCATTGCGTCAAGATCTCCTCTTTTCAATCTAGTTTCAGCGATATTCACTGTCATTGGCTCCAAGAAAGGAACCCAAGAACGAGGTTGAATATATTTCTTAACACTAGAAGTAGTACCGTAATTAGCAAATACTCTAAACTTAACACCAGAAGCAAGGCCATCACGAATGATTTTCATACAACCGTCTAGCAATTCACGAGCAGAACTAAAGTTAGGAAATGCATAAGACCCACCATAAATTGCGTGGATAACATGCTTAAGAACTTTACCTTGTTTTTGAATTTGCTCTGCTACAGTAGAATACTCAGTATCTTTTTCTACATACCAGAAAGAGGTATTACAAGCACCACCATTTGCATCAGTAAAAGTTAACTTATATTCTGGAGAAGTATCCTTGTCTTCAGGTTTTCTCTTATTAACAGTTAAGGTTACATTTTCAGCAATACCTGCTTTACCATCGTTAAAAATTGCTACGCCTTCTTTTGCATCAAACGATGCGTCATTTAAATTAATCATTGTTTATTTGTTTTAAAAAATTAATAATTACCACACATTTTCTTGAGTATCACCACTCGCAGTTTCTGTTTCATAAAGATCTTCTATCGGACCTGTTTCATATGTATCAGAATCAAATTTAGTTTCTGATATTCCTTCATAATCTTCTACACTAGGTACACTAGATAAATCTGCAGTTAAATCTTCTACATCAGAAACTTCTCCTAATTGTGTATTAGTAAATTGAGCAACTTCAGTAGTAGGCTCTAAGAAAGTCATACTACAAACTCCTGCACCAATAGTATCAGCTACAGAATGAAGTGCAAAATCATTTTCTACAGAGTTATCTAAATTCAATCTTTTAGAAATAAACTCATAAGTTTTCTTATCGCTAAGAGTACAAGTTTTAGTTAATTGAAAACCTGCTTCTCCATCCGCTTTACGCAAGTAGATATTTTTCCCATCAGGTGTAAAGCCAAAAGATATTCTATCTTCTCCTTGAATTCCTAAAAGCTCTTGAGCAGCTTTATTAAAACTAAATTTACGACCAGCTCCTGGTTTATCAATAGCTGACATTGTTACTGCGGCAAAGTTATACTTTTCTTCTTTGCGTTTTCTTTGTGCGGGTACTCCACCCCAAATGATTCCTTCCATTTGTTTTGTTTTTGATTTTAATTGTTAATTTAAATTGAATAATATTCACGAATTGCGTTGTTAACTACTATTAGATCATTGTCAATAGTAGATTCCTCAAACATTTCTAGAGGAGTTTTACAAGTATCAGAACCAGAAGACACAGTTCTAAATACGTGTTTGTTTGGTTGCCCAGGTGTTTTGATAATTTCTGCATATAGAACTATAGTGCTGAATGACTCAGGCACAAAACGCTCTAGCATTTTACCTTGTACACCAATACGTTCAGTAGAAAAACCATTCTCATCATAATGCGTTTCTGGATGAGCAAATAGATAAACAATAATATCTTCTCGCATAGAATCATTGATAAAGTTTATCAAATCATACTGCGCAGAAGCCATCTTTGTCCATTTATCAAAACCTTTTTCTGCACGAAAGCTTGGGTTCATGATAGCATCAGTCATGATTCTAGACCAAGTGTCAATAATAATAGTTTTGACATTAGGAAGATCATTGACTTTTTTCAGTGTTGCTAACACTACATTTACATCAGAAGTCTTGCGATAATTGCGTTTTTCTTCATTGTATTTTAAATTGAATTGCTTAAACGGAAGAGCTTTCTGATCCGTATTAATAATTACAGTCTCTTCAGGATTTAGATTTCTTAGAGACGTTGATTTACCCATCCCTGATTTACCTACCAGGAATACTAATTGACCCATAAATAATTGATTTTAAATTGTTTAACTACATTAAAGATACGAAAATTTAGCTTAAATCCCTAATTTCTTGACGTATTTCTTTCTCTCGTTTAGTCTTTCTTTTCTGCCATAACTTACCTCTCAGATGTGGATGCTCTTCTTGTACTTTGCGTGATGCTCTACCAAATGCATCCATGTACGGTATTACTCTTTGCTCCATATCTTTTAGAAAATCTTTAGCAGATTTAGAAAAGTCATAGTTTATTTCAATGAGATAATGATAATACAATCTTTCATTAGAATCTCTTAACTCAGGATGATTAGATAGCTTGTTCTTCACCCATTGATACTTGTCCTTTATCATGTGTTACGACAGTAATTAATAAATGCTCTTGAAAATTCAAGATTTTTTTAATTGTTTCTACATTATACTTAGCGTCTTGTAATATAGGAAACAATACTTCTATGTAACTACCAGCCCTAATAGCTTCCATAGAAAGCTTTTTTAAACATGCTTTTAATGCAGAGTATTCATAGTTATCTCTTAATAACTCTGTATAAAAATTTAAGATAGTACCGTATTCAGTAGGAACTACAGAATAATCTCCTAATCTATACAAAGCAGGCAAAGGAAATTCATTGTCTACTTCTATTATATCAGGAAATTCTTTAATTAATTCTTCAGAAAAATTATTCTTTAAATCTTTTACAGAATTAAAACTATGAACTAAAATTCCAGAATTACTTTCTTTAAAGAGACTTATTACATCTCCATTAACTTGTTTGACTATTGGCATATTGATTCTTTTTGTATTCGTTAATTTTCTTTAATTCTTCTGGTTGACCCAACAATTCATTAGCAGGTGGTAGTTGAGAATATCCGCCATACTCACCTATAAATAAAAAGCTAATTAATAAATTGACATCACCGTCTCTGTTTTTACATATTTTGGCCAATCTATAGCGATTTTTAAATTTAGTAATGTCATAACCTAAGCATTTATCCACTTGATAATAAAATGGAGAAGCTAGGCCTATAGCAGTATTACAATCTTCTGCAACATTACCAGTATTTTTGATATCACTAAGCATTGGCATCCAGTTATCATTCTCTCTACGATCCATTTGCTCAGAACCACGATTAATTTGTGAGATTACCACAGGACTAAAATTGAACATATTACGGAAAAATACTAGAGTCTTAGAAGCTTTATCTATAGCTTCCTTAACATCTTTATATTTTCCATAGTCTATTAAACCTATATGGTCAATAACAACAAGAGTTATTAAACCAGGATTATTAGGTATATATTCTATTATTAATCCATCGTCATTTCTGATTACTTTACCACGCTTTTCAGCATAAGTAATTAAATCTTTGTAGAGAAAGTCAGGGTTTAAGCTAGATCTATAATGCAGATATTTATTTTGAATTTCTTGCATACGTTTTTCATACAAAGGAATAAGTGCACTTATTTCAGGACGAATTCTTGCGTCGCCTCTTGATAGTATCTCATCCATTGAAGTTAGTATGCCGTGCTCTTTCCAAATTAAACCTGCAATATGTTTAGCTATTTGATTCTCAGGAGGGATCTCTAAAGAATAATAGATAATCTCAATATCATGGATATAACCAGGATTATTTTGAATAAAATCTATTGCACCATAAACATAAGTAGAATTTACAAAAGCAGTTTTACCTACACTTGTACCCGCAAATACTAAATCATAACGACCTTGTTGAATATTCTTAATATGCTTACTTAAACTAGTAAAGCCTTGAAAAGGGATACCCGTATTCAATCCCTTTTCACCTCTAGCTATACTATTTTTAAGCTTATCCCAATATTTAATCTTTGACATTATTCTTTAATAATTTTGTTAGATACTCTATCTCATCTACAAACTTTTGCTGATGAGGTACTTCTTTTACTTGCTGTTTTAACCAATTAAGATTTGCTCGTAAACATCTAATAGCATAAGTAGGATCAAACTTTTTAATCTCTTTATGCGGATTAAATATTACTTCTAATGCTCCTTCTAGAGATTCTATTTCTTTTAAAGTTTTACCGTATACACTATAAGTTTCTTTTAGAATTCTTATAAAAGAATTTAGCCTATCTAGATCTCTATTTAAAATTCCAATAGAAAACTTTAAATCACTTGGGTGTTCCATTCTTGCTCATTATTATCATCGTTAATAAATACTTCCCATTGCTCCCACATAGCATTATTCATTACTGTTTCCATGTTTGGAAGAAAGTTTAATTTGCCAGCTCTCTTTTGATAACTAACAAATGCTTGAATAGCTAATACAGCTTTTTCATGCGCTTCAACACTTTTTACTTTTGCTAAGTATTTTTTCTTGTGTTTTTCAGAAACCTGCGCACTCTCTCCAGAAGCTCGGAGAACCCTACTGCCAATACGAATAGGATAGGAATTATAAAATTCCCAAAAATTAATATTAGCATTACGTAATTGAAACAATTGCTCGACATGTTTTTTGCTTATTATAGTTTGTGTAAACTTTCCATCTTTACTAAGTATATAATCACTATCTTCTAAAGAATTTCTCAATTTTAGAGCTCTTTCTTTACCAAAAAGCTCTAGAATTTCTTGAAAGTTTTCATAATATAACAAATATAAAACTATAGCTTGATCAGGAGATAGTAATTTCTTCTTGAGCGTCGATAGATTCAGAGTTATTTGCATAAGTATATAGATTTAAGAATTCTTCAAGTTCACATATTATAACTCTATCCTTACTTATTCCTTCAAGACGTTTTTTCATCCAAACTTCTTCTTGAGTTCCAGGAGTATAAAGGTTTATTATAATTGCTTCCTTGTCGGGTTGTTTTCTAACTACTCTGCCTAATTGCTGAATAAATGTACGCTTAGTACTTGTAGAACCTGCTATAATAGCTAAAGAACAATCAGGCACATTAAAGCCCTCATTTAAAGCTTGTACAGAACTAAGAAATCTAACCTTAGTTCTTTTATCTTTAAATTTCTTCACTATTAATTCTTGGTCTTTGCGTTTGATTTTACTGTGAAAAGTCATGCAGATATCGCCTAAACAATCTTGTAAGTCTTCAGCAAATTCTGTAGTAGCACTAAATATCAAGCCATTGCGATCTGATAACGCATCTATAATTTGCTTAGTAACAACTATTTTATTGTAGTTATTTTGGCAAATATTCTTACGTTTTCTCATAGAATTATAATAAGCACCTGCTTGTCCTTGTAAAGCTTTGTCACTAGATTTAAGATAACTAGTAGCGTTTTTAAAAGCTTGACCACCATGGCCCAGTTTAGCAGCAAAATGCTTAAATGCATTATTAGCTTTATTATATTCTATTTGATCAGTTGCAGATAGTTCTACAGGAATATTATATACTACATAAGGCGCAATCCATTCGTTATCTAAGGCATCGTCTACCGTTACCTCGTCAAATACAGGAAGATATTCAAGAATTAATTCATGAAAATTATCTTCACGTTCAAGAGTTGCTGTTAAGCCTAGTATATAACTACTTAACACATTATCAAAAATACTTCTAAAACTTTCAGCAGCATATCTATGAATCTCATCTAAGACTAACATATCTACTTTATGCTTTTGTTTAATGGCTGAGTTAATTACCATTACTTTAGCAAAAAGTATTTTGTTTTTCTTTAGTTCTACTTCCCATTGTGCTTTAAGTTCTAGAGTAGGAACAACTACAAGACAAGATTTAATTCCTGCTTTTGTAACCATACCTTTAATACCTCTAATTGCTGTGTAAGTTTTACCAAAACCTGTAGCTGCCTGAAAAATACCGCAAAAACCTGATTTACGCCAGTTTCTCAATACTTCTACTTGACGTTCATCTCTAGTTAATTTTTTATTTTGCATCATTGACATCTATTAATTTATAAGTTCTTACTGCTTTCCACCCATTTTTGTGTAAATATGAGGGAACCGATTTAGCAACGCTAACAGGATATACATTATTGGCCATCCATTCTTTATAATACATACCTACATGCTTTTGAACGTAATCATCGCTCACAAGTCTTAATAAATGTATTATAGTACTATGATCTTTACCAAATATTCTTCCTATTTCAGATTTATTTAGCCCTAAAGCAAATAATTCTTTTGCTGTTATTCTTCTCATTTCTACTACAAAAGAATTTTGACATTTTTTAATCTTTAAAAAATAATCTCTTATAGGAATTAAGAAATTTAATAAATCCACTTCTTTTTGTAATTCTTCTAATTGTTCTTCATAAGATTTTTTTACATCAATTCTTTTTTTTGCTATTCTTCCCATTAGTGTTTCCAATTAATTGTTATACAAGGATCCGCACTAAGTTTAATAGTCTTACAAAATACATCGCCAGCTTTTTCCATGCATTCTTGCAGTACTTTGCTGATATCCTCAGCCATATCTTTAGGAGCTTCAACAATCCATTCGTCATGAACTACATTAGGCATCTTTACTTTAAATACTAGATTGTTTTCTAATAAATATCTAAAGAAATATATACCTGCAAGTTTGGTAATATCCGCAGAAGTACCTTGAATAGGATAATTAAGAGACATTCTCTCAATGTCACCTTTTTTCATAAAATACTCACGAACTTTTGGCTTGTAATAATTCTTAAAGATAGTAGAATCCATCGACTTTTCCAACTTATAACTCTCCCAAAATCCATCAGTTTCATAAATTTCTTTATGCAATTTTTGATACTCATCAAAGAAAGGAATAAAACATTTTCTACCGCTAACATTATTAAACTGTACATAACCCAAAGCAAGAGCTCTAGACTTTTCTTGTTTAAAATAATCAGCAAGGCCAGGAAAAGCTTTAAAATAAGCCTTGTAAACCGCTTCACCTTCTTCTATGGATAAACTTAGGTTTTGAGAAATAGTTATTCCTGTACCGCCATAATTAATAGCAAAACCTGCACCCTTAGCAATTTGTCTTTTACCCTTGTGATTCTCTTTAATTTCATCAAGAGTTAAATTAGATAACTCAGGAAAAATCTTAGAGGCAATAAAACTATGCATATCACCAAGACCTTCTTTATAGAATCTAATAAGATCCTTGTCTAAGCTTTTGTTAGCCAATACTATTTGTTCTTGACCGCTATAGTCGCTTACAATTAGTAAGTTGCCAGACTCAGATTGAAAGCATCCTCTAGTTCTATTATCGCTAGGAATATTTTGCATATTAGGCATTTGCGGAATACCTTGTTTAGGTTTACCTTTTTGACCAGAAGATAGTCTGCCAGTATTCATAATTTGCGTATAATTACTATGAATTCTGCCTGTTACAGGATTAATATAGTCAAACCAATTATCACCATAAGTACTTACTACTTTTTGGTGCTCAGTATATTCTATATAGGTACTTATAATTGGGTGTTTCTTCTTTTGAGGACCCAATACTTTCTTGTCTACAGAATGCTTCATTAATCCTGTCTCTTTGTCTTTAGTCAAAGTATCTACACCTAGACTTTGCATAAAAGGAATTACTTGTTTAGAAGAAGCCCAATTAAGTTTACACTTAGTTCCTTCTTCAAATAAACTTAACTGATTGTCTATATAAGAACTATATTTGTCTTTATTTTCTAAAATAAATTCATCAAGTTTTTCCTTTACAGCATTTAAATCTTTTAAGTCATCTTCGCATTTCTTTTGCCAATCTAGTCTGTTCATAAACATACCGCAGTATTCTATATAAGCAAGTACTAATACAAATTGATTGTCAAGAGAAGCAGTTTTAGTGAGTTTCATCTCTTCTAATGCTACTTCTTGCTTACGTTTAATTTGATGTAAATACTTTACGTCATCTGCCGCATATTTTATAACTCTTGTACTTAAACCTTCTCGATGTATATGCCCACGTACAGTTTTATCTAGTTCTATTTTGCAGTATTTATACGCTACTGCATCTAGAGATCTTCTTGCTGTATCTATACCAGTTGTTAATATTCTTTCTACAAGAAAACTGTCATAGATTTTTGTTGGGACTATTTGATAATAATACAGGAATCTAAGGTCAAACTTTGCATTATGCATTATTAATTCCTTAGATTCTAAGAGTTCTTTATATAGCTTAGGATTTATAGTACTACAGTCTATTACAAACTGTTTCTCATTATCACCGAGCTGCATAGACAATAAATCCTTTGTATAAGGATCTAAACCTCTAGTTTCTGTATCAAAACCAATAACATCTAAAGTTTTAAGATATTCTAGAGATTCTTCGACAGTAGCCATAGAATATCCAGACGGGCTAAACATAGCCTGTTGATTTGTTACTAAATAAATCATTGATTAATCTCCTTCTTCGTTATTGTAATATTTCATAGGAAAAGACTTTTTCCTTCTTTTGGATCTAAGTATATTTTTTAAATAAATAATAAATTGTGTTTTATTTCTCATTTGTCTTTAGGTAAGAAATTAATATAAGCTTGGGCTTTTCTTTTAGTGCCCCACCAACCAATATTACCAGCATGATCACGTACATATTTCCAACGAGTATACCAAGATTTCTTGTACATAACATTAAATCCTTCCAAGTTGTTTATAGATTTTGCATCTACTACTTTATACTTAATCATAGCTTTTAATTTAAAAAATATATCTTATTGTATTCCACGGAATAACTTGATCATGTAAATTTATAAAATCTTTAATATATTCTCGCTTTAAATCATATCTATATCTAATATTTTTACCTCCATATTGAGAAGTTTTAACTTCTTGAATATCAGGTGTCCATAAATACTCTTCGCCAGGTATATTTTTTTCTAGATTATATAAATGTTTGCTTTGATTGTGTGTTAAGAAAATCACCTCTGCTTTTACTAATTCTTTATAGTCTACATAGTTATTTAGCATTTCAAATAATTCTTCATAATCTTCTTGCCAGTTGTTATAAATAACTACAGGAGAAAAATTTACATGCACATCATAACCCGCTTCTATAAATGCATCAATAGCTTTAATTCTATCTATTATCTCACTAGTATTAGGTTCTAAAATACTTGATAGTTTTTGAGGCATAAGACTGAATCTAATGCGCACCTTGTATTTAGGATCAAATTCTAAAAAATTAACAGGTACAATTTTAGTAGCTAGAGTAGCTTTAGCAACAGGATGATCTCTAAAGAAACTAAAAATATCCTGCCAAGGATAATATTTAGAATGCAAAGCAAAATCTTCATTACAGGAAATATCATAAGTTATATACTTATCATCTGTTTGATTAGGTTTTTCTACATCAGCATAGAAATATGCATGATTATTAATGCTAGTTAATATATCTCCTATATTTTTAGCAACGCTTAAACCTTCAGGTTTATGGCGTTTCATATAGCAATAAGAGCATTTTAACAAGCAACCGTAACCAAAAGATGGAGTAATATAATCACTAGATCTACCTGATTCTCTAATCTTAAAAGTTTTTCTAGTTACTTTTTCTAATATCATAATTTCTCCAATTCTTGTTTAACTTCATTTAAATAATTTCTCTGCTGTTCACACCACTTACCTATATAGGTATTTAAATCTGTGAATAGTAGCATAGATATCATCTGATTAACTGCAATTAATGCCGATTGTTTAGAAATTCTTTTGGATGTATCAATAAAATGTTCATCTTCATCATCCTCAAAAATCTGATATATTTTATCAACTAACTCTTTTGCTTTCTCTTTTGGTGTCATATAATTAATTTTTTATAAATAATCGGATTTTAAGCGTTTAAGCTTAAATTATTTTACAATTTCTTAAGTTTATAAGCTTAATTTCTTAAATCTACTCCGTATCCGTTAATAGTTTCATTTAAAAACTCTCTAAGTTTTTCTACAGTTTTATATGATTTAGAATCAAGAGTTTCATCATATTTTAAATATCTTCTTAATTCTTGATCCATATCCCATATAATCATTTTCCATTTGTATCCATTAAGAGCATCTTGTATTTCTTCAGCTTCTTCTATTGTGTCAAATTCTATTGTTACTTTTCCCATGTTACTTTATTTAAAGTTCATCAAATTGTTTCTGCAACTCTTCCAGTTCAACAGTTACTAACTCTATCTCTTTTTCAATAGCTTCCTGCATTATACTTTCATTTCTAAAATATAAGTCATCCACTATATTGTGTGGACCAACTCTGAACTCTAATTTTATTTTTGACAAGTTACAACCTTTAGCATGATGTAGTTTATTTCTATAAGTATAGAGTGAATTATATTTTTCTTTTAACTCTTTAGCTTTATTAAATATATTATCTTCCATCCTATTCTGATTTATTTTCTACAATCTCAATTAGTTTTTCAAGACAATGAAGTTCTGCTTCTTCATAGGTGCTATAAGCTGCAGATGTATAGTATTTTTCTTTAAATTTTTCAATGTAAAATCTATATCTTTCTTTTGAGGATTCTTTTATATAAGAACAATACTTATACTTCTCTCTAAACCATCTAAATGCTTGTTGGTATAGTGGTGCTAATTCATAATAAACCGATATATTTGTTTTAGCAATAGCTTTATTTAATGGTTCTAACCTAAATTCAATCCCTATCCCAACATTATTAAACCAATGTGCAACACAAGGTTCATCAAATCCAAGTTGCTTCATTCTTAAAGCCAACTCATAGGGTATAAATTCTTTTTCCATACTATTTATTTTAAAAAAATAAAGGCAGATATTACTCTGCCTTTATATTATAAACTGTCTAAACATTTTTGCACCCATTTAGTACTAAACCAACAGAAAGCATTGTTTAAATATACTTTAGCGTTTCTATTAAAATAAGATACAACAACTGTTTGATTTAAAATACTCAATGTTTTAGATTCTTTAGTTTCTATAACTTGATTAATAATATTAAAGAAATCTATCATATCTTGTTTAGAACTAAACATAATAGATTCATACACACTTATTTGTTGATATTGACAATCTTTAAATGTTAGAGAATAACTTTCTGTAGAATCAGGATTTACAGCTTTATATATAGCATGAAATCCCATAGTATGCCTATAAACATCTTCTACTTTTGCTGTTTCTTCTACAGTAATTTGAGAATAAAGATTTAGATTAAATAATACTGTTAGTATTAAGATTAAGTTTTTCATTTGATTAAGTTTTTAAATTATTTATCGTTGTCTATTACTTTGCATATTAATAACCCTATTATTATGCCTAATACAATTCCTAGTGAGAACATAGTCATTTCAAAATTATTAATAGCCATGACTATTCTCTTGTTACTTTAGGAGATATTACTAATCCTTCTTGTATAACTTTGTCAAGTATTTGTGTATGCTGTGTTATACTTGTAGCTTGTACATCGTTTTTGCCTATATTACTTAAAATAGCAATTTCGATGTCGTTTTCTGGAATCAATACAATCTTAGTTGTACCATTCATTAAGACTTCTACTTTCATAATATAAATTTTTAAAGTTTTTAAATTAAAAAAGCGGGACACTCTTCTCCCGCTAGAACTTACCTATTCGCATTAAACCTATGTTGATCTATAAATTTTAACAGGATTTATATAACCTCTTACCTAATGGTAGAATTTGAGAATATCTAAGTTAATAAAAAGGGTTATTTCTACCAAGTTTATTAAAATATTCTTCACGACGAGATTCTAATTCCCAGTCGAGATTAATAATATCATTAAAATGGTCAAAACATTGTTCATAGTTGTCTACATCTTCTTTAAGACATAGTACATTAAAGAATTGAGTTATTAAATCTGCCCTTTCTTGATTATCTTTTGGTTTATAATCAAGTTCTATAGTGCGTAAGTATAATCCCAAATCTTCTAATCTTACTCTTTCTCGTGTTTTACTTTGCATTTTTAAAAATATTTAAGAGGCTATTAATAATAAAAAAAGTAGAGAGTAGCCTAAAGACTACCCCCTACTGTCATTTAAGTGATTACTCACCTAATGCGTCCGAAATCAAAGAAGACGGACGAGCTTCAACACGTGTTGTGTTGTCAAGAATTGTGTGTTTTGGCGCACCTGCTACAACAGTAGTACGAACATAGATATATTTACCATCTTTCATGATATAATCTCCGTCCTTACCTGCTCTTTTAGCACGAGTTTCAAAGTTTTGTACATCATATTCAGAACCTTCAGTAGTTTCTGTAATTTGAATGTTTAACTCTCTGTCATCTCCTGCTATTTTAGGATTAGCCATGTTGATTTCTAATACATCACCTTCAGCAAGACCAGATACGTCAATGCCAAAATATTTTTGTACATCTGCAGGCTGAACAGCTAACCATGCATATCTTGGTTTGTTAGATTGATTAAATCTTTCATCAGATTCGTTTAATAAACCTAAAATGCTTGTAGGTGCTTTACCTGTTTCTACAATTTGAGAAAATGTCAATTGAACTTTTCCTCCTTTAACTCCTTTTGCTGATTCTAAAACGATAGTTTTCATAATAATAAATTTTAATAGATAAATAAATAGATAAATAAATGCCTTGGAGTTTCAGACTTATAAAGTCTATCTTATTTAAGCAGGCTTATTAAATAAGATTTGTAACTATTGCTGTATTTTTTCGACGATGCTAACAGCAGTTACTAATAAATAAGAAAAAAGATTTTTGATTAAATAAAAAATGCCAGTACTTTAATAATTTCCTGGCATTCCCCCTTTAAAACATATTGTTTAATGATAATATTCTGGTAGTGGATATCTATAAGCTAGGTAATCCTCAGTATATGGATCATAGTTAATCCTTATATACTCATCTTTATCAAACTCTAGATATACACTAGAGTAATGTCTTGGTTCTATATCTGCAGGTGTAGTGTAGATAACTATAGTTTTATCTTTAGTTTTAAATCTAATTTTATATTCTTGATTTTTATTCAAATTAAATACTATTCCTCCTTGATCTTGTGATGTTTTAAAATCAGGTAAATAATTTAATTTATCATTAGTTAAACCATTTGATAATATTTCTCTAGATACTACCTCTGCAATATCATATGTTATAGTGTCTTGAGTACCTATAAAAAAGTAATAAGACATTTGATTTAAATCTCTTTGTGAATAACATCCAAAAGAGATTATAAATGTTAGAGTTATAATTAATGCTTTCATGATGTTAGTTTTTAAATTAATACTATTGATATTCTTCTACATAAGCAAGAGCTTTTAATGCAAGCCTGCAATGAGTAAAGTTATTTGTTAATGCTTTTACATTGTTAACTTTAGTAAGATTAGTTACTTCATATTTAGTTATGTCAGGTTGTGATTCATAATGTCTTTCATAAACCATTTCCAATACATCTAGTTCAAAATTATCAGGTCCATTAGTATAGAATACTAATAACATGCCGTCATCGAACTCGACTTTTACTTGGTATAAATTATCTTGTTCCATAATGTTTTTGTTTTAAAGGTAAAAAATAAAGAGTTGCATATTGTATATATACAACTCTTTTCAGATTTAAAAAATCTAGTATTATCTATAACAATTGTTAAGATTGAATACTCTAGTGAAGAAATGTTTGATTGCTCCACTTCTGTAATGTTTCTTGTAATTATATCCTTTCTTAGGATGTCCGTCATGTTTAATCTCTGACGTTGATGCAAATGTATTAGCACTCACTGTTGCTAATAATAAAATTAAAGCTAACTTTTTCATAATGTTTATATTTAATTATTAATTGATTACGCTATATATTATTCTGTAGATTAAATATAATAAAGAGGTTGGGCCCCTAGAGTCTTACTTTGTCTAGACTTCTCCCAGGAGATCTCTTACCCACAACCTCTTTATTAATAATTAAGCTATAATAGTTATTCTTCTATGAGCATTGGTGCTAACATAGCTCCCCAAAATGCACATGATATTCCTATAGAAAATAATATATCATGTCCCATAGAATATAATGCTCCCATGAACACACCCAGTGTTCCGACAGCAATACTGTAGTCTAAATACTTTTTCATAATTATGCTTTTACTGTGTTAGTACTGGCTAAAAGAAATATAGCTGATAAAGCTAATACATAGTCTCCTATAGGATTACCAAAGAAACTGATAAATCCTCCTAAGAATAACATGCTAGCAAGGATTACTGTTAAGATATTTGATCTCATACTTTAATTAATTTATAAGTTATTACAAAAGCAAATGAAGCTAATACAAGCTCTATAGATGCCATAAATTTAGTAGCTGAATCTTCACAAGCTAATGCTATGCATAAAGAACTACCTGTGCATAGTGTGAATAATAACATGAGTGCTGTTTTCATAATGTTTTAGTTTTAAAGATTAATAAATTAAAAAAGCATAGGCAAACCTAACCCTTAAATCCTATGCGTGTACCTTTGAGAAAAATAGGATAAACTGTATGTAACCAGTGACAGAGGTACTTTTATGCTTGGTTGATTAGACCTTCTAGTTGGCATTAGCAACAAAGTTACGAACCTAAGATCTCTTAGGAAACTGTTTTACCGATAACTCTTTTAGTCAGGGTTCGCTTCGAGGGTATCACCCTGCCTGACAGTATAATAATTAAGTTTCTATAAGTTAAATAGTACTCTCACAAGGTTGCAACCCTTGTACCCCAATTATTTAAGCGAGTTGCTAAGGACATGCGGTTCTGCCCTATTAGTACTGCAATTCCTTGCACCTGCAATTGGATGAGAGTAAATAAATAGCACATATCGTATGATACATGCTATTATACATTTAGCCATAACATATATAATGTTAGACTAATCACGCATAATTATGCGTTAGGGTTACGAGTCCAAGACAAAATAGTAACCACACCTGATAAGATGATGTTTGTTTCCATGTTGCTGAGTATTAAGCAGTTACATAAGAAAAAAAGACTACACTCACGTAGTATTCACGGCTTATTATAAGCAATATTAAACAAGAAAAAGCCCGAAGGCCTGCTCATTAGAACAGGTCCTCGATGCTTCCGCGTTGGTTCTCGCCACCGCCTATGAGCTTGATACGTTCCTCGCCCGCAGCGTTAGTAACCGTAGCAATCTTACAGCCGTGCTCCTTGATTACTTGACCAACGCTGTCACCTTCCGCAATTTTCTCGGTCATAGCCTGAGAGAAATATACGTTAGTGGCTTCGTTGTCGAAGTTCATGAAGGTTACGAATAGATATCCGTTAGAGTTAGCACGAACTTTAAGAGCGTACTCCTTAATGTTATTAGCTTGTGCGAATTCCTTGATAGTTAGAGTTTCCATGACGTGTGTTTTAAAGGGTTAATATTATCCAGGGGGGTTCGTTCCCGTCCTAAAATTTAGTAGGGGCTGTAGGTATAGGTGGTAACCACGTCCTTAATTTCTAAGACAAAAAAAATTTTGGAAAAAAAATAAAAAAATAAAAAGTTTATAGTGCAATCTGTGCCTATAATTGTATAGGTACAGGTCGCACCTATTTCATAGGTTTACCTATACAATGTTTTAAAAATGCAAATACTTAATTATCAGCGAATTAGCGATTTTTACTATAGGTTTGCGGTGGCGGCTAATATACCTGGAGTTATAGTAGTGTCATACCTCCAGGGGTATGTTGTTACTATACCTAGAGTTATAGTAAGCTTCATAACTAAAATATTTTATAATATCAAGAAATAATTAATTTATTTTTTAACTATTTTCTTTAAAGAAATTAGGTAACTTTGGGAACGAACACTAAACCCTCTTTTATGAGTGTACGCAAAAGATTATTTTACGATATAGAAGTTTCCTATTTTATTGTTAGTGCATGGAGACTTGGATACAAACAAGCAATACATCCGCATCAAGTAATTAAATACCCCCAAATAATCTGTGTTTGTTGGAAGTGGGAAGGCGAAGATAAAATACACTCACTTACTTGGGACGATGAACAATCAGATATTAATCTAATAAAAACTTTTGTAGAAGAATTAAATAAAGCAAATCAAATAGTTGCCCATAACGGAGATAGGTATGATTTAAAATGGTTACGAACAAGAGCCATAGATAATGAAATATTTATGAGACCTAGATATGAAACTATTGATACTCTTAAAATAGCCAAAGCACAATTTAATTTTGCATCTAATAAACTGGATGAATTAGGAAAGTTTTTAAAAATTGGCAAAAAGATAGAAATAGACTATTCTTTATGGGATGATATATGTCAACATAAATCACCAGAGGCTTTAGAAAAAATGGTAGAATACTGCAAACAAGATGTAGTACTACTAGAAAATGTTTATAATAAATTAAGACCTTACTCCAAACATAACTTTAACTACGGTAAACTTTACGGTGACGACAATTGGGCATGTCCAGAATGCGGAAATCTAAATGTAAGAGTAACCAAAACCTATACTACTTCTATGGGTGTCCGTAGATATTACTTAATATGCAGAATAAATAAATGCATAACTCATTACCCTGTAAGTAATAAAACTTACCTAGCCATGATGCGATGGCGAGTAGAAAATAATATTTCCTAACTATCAATTTTAAATACTCTACTATAAAATTTGGATAGTAAAATATTAATTATGATATTTGTACTATCAAATATGTATATTTGTAATGTATAGTAGATACCGAAAAGGAAGAAAAATGGTAATGGTGTATTTAGATACAAAGGATAGTATATTATTAAAATCTAATGATAGGACGTTTCATGTGTTGTATTATATACTAAGACAAACAAACTTTGAAACTAACCTATGGTATGCTGATAAGATTAACAAGACTTTTATCATGAATAAATTAGGCATATCAGTACCAGCATTAGACAAACATATTGCTAGCTTAAAAGAAAGAGAATTTATTAGACCTGCAGAAGTGCGGGGACGGTATAGGATTAATTTAGAATTATTATCCACTTAGCTACTAGGGTGAAAATTGGAGAGTTTATATCAAGTAATTTTTGGAGAGTAATTACACGTCAACAGGGTCTGAAAAAAGATTTTAAAAATTATTGTGAGCATCACGATAAAACTTTAAAAACTAAAATATTAATGACAGCGTCAGATCCTGTTGAATTTATTTTAGAAATTTATATTAATAACAAAACAAAAAATGGGAACAACGGAGAAATTAAAAGTTGCTAAAGAAATACTAGCAACTAGTTTTATGACTGCTACTGAAAAATCTTTAGCTAGCGGTCTGCAATATAAATATAATTCTTATCCAGTAGAAGATAAAAACTTCAGAGGATGGGTAGTAGATATCATAGTTAAGGAAGCAGGGTATGGAGAACATACTATACAGCAATTTAAGTACACATGGCCAAATAATATTGACCCTAAGAACTTAGAGTATAATGTCATATTAGACGTAATATCTAATCTAACACAGGGATGTTTAATATCTTGGTATGAAGTAGCTAAGTTTTTAGCAAGTGATAGTGAAATCCAAAAGAAAATTATAGATGAAGCAAAAGAAGATAATATCGCTTCCTACTAATCAGGAAAAGATATACAGACAGATACTTGCTTTCATGAATTTTATGCTAAATCTTACGCCACAGGAACGTGATGTATTAGCAGAATTAATAAAGCTAGATAATGAGTATGAAGCTTTGCCTCCTGACAAACGTGCTAGGTTTATCTTATCTACTGATATGCGCAAAGAAATACGTGAAAAACTTTCTATAGAAGAAAAACAATTTAATGTAATATTATCCAGGCTAAAAAATCCTAAGAAATCTTTCATGGGCAAAGCACTTATCGACGAGAATAACATTATTCATCCAGAATTAAAATTCAAACCAGACCAAGATGGATTTAGATTCGAGGTCAACTTTGTTAACACTATTACTATTCCTAAACCGTCTAAAACTTTTACAGAAGAATTAGATGAAGATATAATAGAAAAGCACGAAGAAGAAACTCAAGTTCTTACTAAAGAACTAGACATGGTTATGGAGCACGCTAAAGCTGCAGTTAATGCAACACGAGACATTGACGCTTCTAAAGCACCTGTAATTATAGAAGAAGACTTTGACATAACTATTAATCTTCCTGATGAATAAACAAGAAGAGATATTATTAGAACTTGCTCGCAAACACGGCATAAATATTTTACAAGCCAGGGAGATATTTAATTTATTTGGTAGTACTATAGCAGATATAATAAGTGATCCTGATAAAAAAGAAGATAACTTATATAACCCTGATAAGTTTAAAGTAATACACATAGATCATTTTGGTAAGTTTATACCCAACCAGCGCAAAATACGACATGCAAATTTTTGCTTAACAAATAAAAATAAACAAGATGACAACACCGATGAACATAACATTTGAAATTAAAATTCAAGATAACTTAGAACACACAGTGCCTGTAACTTTCTATCACATAGATGCAATACACCCTAGTGAAAATAATCATGCAGTAATAATATCAGGAGGAAAAGAATGGCATTCAACTAGTACTTATCCAGAGATATGGGATAAAATTAAAAAACATTTAGATGAAAACTCCACACGATAATAACTATTGGGAACTAAACTCTGAAGTATTAATACTAGAGGAGTTTAATAAGTTCTACAATAACGATAGTTCTAAAAATAAACAAGAAAGCTCAAAAATACTTTGGGCTATTTTTTATGCATTTCACCCAGAGTCTAAGTTTTTTAACTATCCTAATAAACTAGAAGTACTAGCTAAAGATTTTATTAAAGACCCTAAGTTTAAATGGGAAAAGATTTCTAACTTAACAGAAGCTTTTAAGAATCTAGTACTATCAGATGTAGAAAGAGCGTTAGTTAATTGGAACGAAATTATGACAATGAGAGATACTT